GCGAAAACTAGAACTAGAAAAACAAAAACTCAACAAATATGAAAAAATTCGTAAGACACATTGAATTTCTATTCGATTATTATGTAGGACACATGCTTACAAACGGCAATAAATTAGATGTATGGTCAGAGAATATAATAACAAAATACCCAGAAAAATTTAAAAACAAAAATAAATAGTATGGAACAACAACAAATGAAGCTAAACATAAGTTTAGATAAAACTACACCAATAGTGTGTGAAAAATGTGACAACTCTACTTTTCAAGAGGGTATAATGATTAGAAAAGCATCTAAGTTTTTAACGGGCACTGCTCAAGACGCTTTAGTACCAATTCCTACTTTCTATTGCACAAAATGCGGTCACACAAATGAAGAATTTCTTCCAGCAGAATTAAAACAAAACCAATAGTAAAATGAAAGAAACTCAAGTTATTAGTTATGATTCTTCGAATTCTAGAACAGTTCGTAAAACCGATACTATAGTAGATTCTATAGTTGATAAATTTATAGATCGAGCTTCATTTGGAAAAACTAAATATGGAAAAACTTTAGATAGACAAGATTTAAGTTTAGAAGATTGGATAAATCACTGTTTAGAAGAACATATGGATGCGATACTCTATTTACAAAAAATTAAATCAGTTATAGGTGGCTCAAAAACAAAACTATGATATTGATTGGGCAACTCAAAAAGCAATTAGTTACTCTCAATATTCATTATACAATCAATGCCAACACAGGTGGTATCTTCAATACGTAAAGAAGATAAAAGTATTCGAACCATCTATTTATTTGTGTTTTGGTACTGCATTTCATGAAACTTTACAAGAGTACATTAGAGTTATGTATGCAGAATCGGCAAAATCTGCAGATTCTTTAGATCTTGAAACTTTTCTTAAAGAGAAAATGTTAGAGAGTTATAAAGAAATATACGATAATAATGGCAATGTACACTTTGTAAAACCTGATGATTTCAAAGAATTTATAGAAGATGGAATAGTATTATTAAATTGGATTAAGAAAAGAAGAGCCAACTACTTTAATATACGAAATACAAAACTTGTAGGCATTGAAATACCTCTTACTGAATTGATTTCTCAAGATCGACCTAATCTATTTATGATTGGCGCAATAGACTTGGTTATTTATGAAAAACAAACTGAGTCTTATACAATATATGATATAAAAACATCTACTCGAGGTTGGAATGACGATGATAAAAGAGATCAAATAAAAATCAATCAGATTCTACTGTACAAACACTTCTATTCTAAAAAACTAAAAGTGCCTATTGATAAAATAGACGTGAAGTTCTTTATCGTAAAAAGAAAACCATATGAAAATCCAGATTATGCAACGCATAGAGTACAAGAGTTTGTGCCTGCTAATGGAACAAAAAAGGTGGCAACCGCAGCATCAGAATTTGAAAAATTTGTATTAAGTTGTTATAATCCAAATGGAGATTTAATAGATCGTGCATATGAAAAAAATACTAATTCGTGCAAATATTGTCCATTCAAAGATAATCTAGAAATGTGTAATAAGTCACAAGAATAAAATATTTTTTATTTACAGATATATTACCTATATTTATGTATATTTATATAAAAACATAAATATGTCCGCAAAAAGAACAATTACATCGGTAAAAATCCCAGACAATCTTTACGAAGATTTTAAAATCATCAACGTAAGAACCAAAATGAATCTTCAAGATTTAGTAGAAAGATCTATATTTTTATATCTAACTCAAGATGATTTTAGAAAAATAGTGCATGAACAATATAACACGTACTATACAGGCAGTGAAACATTAAACAAAATAAGAAAATAAAAAGTATGAAAAATTACACTGTAGATTGGTTTAGCGGAAATATTCCTAATTGGGATGTTATATTTCAACATTATTCATTTATAGGAAAAGAAAATTTAAAATTTTTAGAAATTGGTTGTTTTGAAGGTAGAGCTACTAATTATCTATTGGAAAATGTATTAATTCATGAAACAAGTCAAATGCATGTAATAGATACATTTGAAGGATCTAGAGAAGAAGCTGGTATGAATTGGGACGAAAATTATGATTTCAATGCATTATATAATACTTTTATAGATAATATTAGCGAATATAAAAATAAAGTAATAGTACATAGAGGATTATCAGGAGATATTCTTAAAAAAGATTTTGAGAAAAATACATTTGATTTTATATATGTAGATGGATCTCATACTGCATATGATGTTTTACAAGATGCTATATTATGTCACTCTCTTTTAAAATCTGGAGGCATAATGATATTCGATGATTTTGGATGGAAAGATCCAAATAATCTTCATCCAACCAATAGCCCAGAATTAGGAGTAAATTGTTTTATGGTAACTCATGAAACTCAATATGAATGCATAATGAAAGGTTATCAAGTTGGTTTAATAAAAAAATAATAATAACAATATATGAATTTTACAGGACCGTTAATGAAGAGTGGATATATTCCACAAAAAGACAGAAAAAAAGTATTACTTCTGTGTGACGATATTCGTATGACATCTGGCATTTCTACAATGGCTAGAGAAATAGTTGTCGGTACTTCTCACAGATACAATTGGGTCAATGTAGGTGGTGCTATAAATCACCCCGAACAAGGCAAAAGATTAGACATTTGCGCAGATACAAACGCGATAAATGGTATAGATGACTCCTCAGTGTTTATATATCCAATAGCAGGATACGGATCTCCTGAATTGATTAGAACTCTGATCGATGCAGAAAAACCAGACGCTATAATGTTCTTCACTGATCCGAGATATTGGATCTGGTTATTTCAAATGGAAAACGAAATTAGAAGAAACATTCCAATGGTGTATCTAAACATATGGGATGATTTACCTGCGCCATTATATAATAAAGCCTACTACGAATCTTGTGATGCACTTATGGCTATTTCAAAACAAACTGAAAATATTAACAGGATGGTTTTGGGAGAGAAAGCAAATGATAAGATAATAAAGTATGTGCCTCACGGAATCAACGAAAAAATGTTTTATCCAATTAATGAGTATATGATTGAGGACACAGAGAAACTCAATCAAAAGCGCAAAGAGCTATTTGGAGAAGATCAACCAGAATTCGTAGTATTCTATAATGCTAGAAATATCAGACGCAAATCTACGTCGGATTTAGTTGCAGCGTATGCTCAATTTTGTGATAAGATAGGAAAAGACAAAGCCAAAAAGTGTAGATTACTTTTACACACAGACAAAGCAGATGATAATGGCACAGATTTGCCAGCAGTAATAAATTTATTGTGTGATCCAGAATATCAAAAAGTTACATTTACACCTGGTAGAACCTCTACATTCGATGTTAATTTGTACTATAATCTATCAGATGTGACTGCGTTGGTATCTTCTAATGAAGGATGGGGATTGTCTTTAACAGAATCGATGATGTGTGGAAAGATGATTATTGCTACTGTAACAGGTGGAATGCAAGATCAAATGAGATTTGAGAATGAGAATGGCGAGTGGTTGAATTTTGATGAAAATTTCTGCTCTAATCACTTTGGAACGTATAAAAAACATGGAGATTGGGCAATACCAGTATTTCCTTCAAATAGCAGTTTAGTCGGATCTATACCTACACCATATATCTGGGACGATAGAGCAGATTTTAGAGATATTGCTTCTGCTATACAACAAGTCTATGAACTTCCAACAACAGAAAGAGAAAAGCGAGGAATGAATGGAAGAGATTGGGTACAATCAGACGAATCTATGATGAGCGCAAGAAAGATGTGTGAAAATGTAATAAGCTGCATAGATGAAACTTTCAGTACATTCAAAAAGAGAAAGAAATATGATTTGATAAAAATAGAAAAATTACAAACAAAAAAATTAGTTCACCCTCTTACATATTAATATGAATAAACAATATTGCGTAATAAGCGCACCAATAGATACATACAGCGGATACGGAGCAAGATGTAGAGATTTCGTTAAAGCTCTTTATGAATTAAAAAAAGACGAATGGAGAATTGAAATAATACCTCAAAGATGGGGAGTAACTCCTTGGAATTATATAAAAGATCACGAATCTGAATGGGGATGGATAAATCCTATGCTAAATAAGCAAGGTCAAATGACACAACAACCAGATGTTTGGATTCAAGTCACAGTGCCAAACGAATTTCAACCCATAGGAAAATATAATATTGGTGTGACAGCAGGAATAGAAACCACTTTGTGTGATCATAGTTGGATTGATGGATGTAATAGAATGAATGTAATTCTTACTTCATCAGAGCATGCAAAAAATACATTTAATTTTACTTCGTTCCAAGAAAAAGATCAGACTGGTAGAATAGTGAGAGATGTTAAATTACAAAAACCAGTAGAGATTCTTTTTGAAGGAGCAGATCTAAACAAGTATTTTTATTTGGATCCTAAAGAAATTAAAAAGACAGATCTAGTTAATAGTTTAGACGAAATTAAAGAAGCTTTTTGTTATTTGTTTGTAGGACACTGGCTCCAAGGAGAATTTGGAGAAGATAGAAAAAATGTTGGATTAACAATAAAAACATTTTTAGAAACATTTAAAGACAAGAAAAACAAACCAGCTTTGATACTAAAGTGCTCAGGCGCAGGAGCGAGTATTATGGATAGAGATCAGATGTTAGAGAAAATAGATGCCATACGTAATTCAGTTGATAGCAAAGACATACCTAATGTTTATTTGCTTCACGGAGAATTAGATGATGAGGATATGAATAATCTGTACAATCATCAAAAGGTCAAGGCTATGATAAACCTAACCAAAGGTGAAGGATTCGGTAGACCTCTATTGGAATTCAGCTTAGTAAAAAAACCTATTATTGCTAGCAATTGGTCAGGTCATATAGATTTTTTATCAAAAGAATTTTGTTGTCTAGTTTCTGGAGAAGTAAAGCAAATCCATCCATCAGCAATAGTTCCAAATATTCTCATACCAGAATCAGGATGGTTCGCTCCAAATATTGCAGAAGCAAAACACTTTTTAAAAGACGTTTTTGATAATTACGATAAGTACACAGAAAACGCTAAGAGGCAATCATATAGATCTAAAACTCAATATTCTTTCGATAAAATGAAAGAACTTCTAAGCGCCAACTTAGAAATTATCCCGAAAAAAGTAGAACTAAAATTACCTACATTAAAGAAAATTGAATTACCTAAACTTAAAAAAGCAGAATAATGACAGCTAATGAATTTATAATATGGTTAAAAGGATTTGCAGATGCTGCAAACCCGTATAATATAACTCCAAAACAGTGGGATGATATTTGTAGTCAACTTGCGAAAGTAAAAATAGATAACAATTCTATCGCCGGAACTAGATATAATATAGATAATAATCAAATTTGGGGAGTAGCTAATACAACTGGTCGTTTAGATGTATCTCATAAAACAGATAACCACGAAACAAAAACACTATTAACTGATAATACAATATTTTAAAAAATGATTGATAATTTAACAGATTGTCCGTGCTGCGATCAAAAAGCTTGTTGCTACGAAGTTAGAATAAATGAATCTAAGAAAATGTATTCATGTTATGGATGCGGATTTTATAGTTCAGATCTTATGATTGATGGTGAATTTGATTCGGAAGAATTTGAATCAACTATGCCACAATTACATGCTGATATGAAAAGAATAGACTCTCAAAATAGAGTATGGTATCCACAATCAATTTCTATAGAGCATAAAGGCCATGTATTTGCGAACGGATCTAACAAAGATAATTGGAATTGGAGCGGAATAAAAACTATTCCTATATTAGAAGAAGAAAAACATTTACCTAGATTTCAAGGAAAAACTCATAAAACAGATTCTAAAAGTTTACAAAACTTTGAAAAAGATTTTATTGAAGCATTAGACTACATAAACTTCTTTGAAATATGATATATATCTCCTATGCAATCCCAGTTTGCAATGAACACAAAGAGTTAGATGCATTATTAACTATGCTTAAAAATGGTATAACTCCTCAAGACGAAATAGTAGTACAGTGCGATCAAGGAAATACAACACGAGAGGTTTACGAAGTCATAAATAAACATTCTGACCGTATTAAAGTAATCGAATTTCCTCTTAGAGGTGATTTCGCTTCATTTAAAAATAACCTAAAGAATCACTGTGTTGGAAGTTGGATATTTCAAATAGACGCGGATGAACTATTACATGATAGTTTTTTATCTGCTCTTCCTGAAATCTTAAAAGCAAATCCCGAGGTGCATCTTTTTTGTGTACCGAGAATCAATACTGTAGATGGACTTACACAAGATCATATTACCAAATGGGGATGGAATGTTAATGAAAAAGGTTGGGTAAATTTCCCTGACGTGCAAACTAGAATAATTCAAAATTCTCCAAAAATACAATGGGTTGGCAAAGTTCATGAGGTAATATTTGGACATAGATCCCAAGCTGTATTACCAATTGAAGAGGAATATTGTTTACTACACCATAAACATATACAGCGTCAAGAACATCAAAATACATTATATTCAATGATATAAATAAAACACAAAGTTATGCAAGAAATTTTAAAATTAGTTCAAGAGTTTATAGAAAAAAAACATTCAGAAAAATCTTGGGAAGCTGGTAAAGATTGGGTGCAATATGCTGGCCCTTATTTTGATTCACAAGAATATGTAGCCGCAGTAAAAACTTTATTAGGAGAATGGTTAGTTTTAGGCGCTGAAGCAATTAAGTTTGAAAGTAAATTCCCTAAATTATTTGGTAAAAAATACGGACTATTAACTAATAGTGGATCAAGTGCTAATTTGCTAATGATGTTAGCTATGACATCAAAACGAGGATATAATTTTCCTAAAGGCACTAAAGTAATTACTCCTATAGCTGGATTTCCTACAACCATCAATCCAATTATTCAATTAGGTTTTACGCCTATATTTGTAGACATAGAATTAGAGACACTTAATTTAGACTTAGATCAAGTGGAACAAGCTTGTATAGATAATCCAGATGCAAAAATTATTACTTTTGCTCACGTACTAGGTAATCCACCTAATATGAATCGATTAATGGAGATAGTAGAAAAATACAAATTAATTCTACTAGAAGATTGCTGCGATGCATTAGGATCTACTTATGAAGGCAAACCTCTAGGATCATTTGGAGAAATAGCAAGTTGTTCATTTTATCCAGCTCATCACATGACTATGGGAGAAGGGGGTTTTGTTGCTATGAATAGTGAAAATTCAGAAAGAATTGTTCGTAGCTTTAGAGAATGGGGTCGAGGATGCTATTGCGTAGGAAAACAAAATTTACTTGAAAATGGATCGTGTAAATGTAGATTTAATAATTGGTTACCTGCATTGCCAAATGATGTTTTTGATCACAAATATGTTTACGAAGAAATAGGCTATAATTTAAAACCAATTGAACTACAAGCTTCGATTGGATTAGTTCAAATGACTAAATTAGAAGAGATAGGAATTAAACGTAGAGAAAATTATAAAAACTTATTTGCTGCTTTTAACAAGTATAAAGAGTATTTTCATTTACATGAAGCACAATCTGGCGCAGATGTAGATTGGTTCGCATTTCCGATTACAGTTAAAGACGACGCTCCATTTAAACGTTCTGACATTTGTCAATTTTTTGAATCGAATAAAATACAAACACGTCCGTATTTCGCTGGAAATATTATGTTACAACCTGCATATACTCACTTGATGGATTCCAAAGAGGTGATAGAAAAATATCCTGTTGCTAGAAAAGTTACAACAGATACATTTTTTCTTGGAACATCTCCAGTCATAAACAAAGAAAAAACAGATTACATAGAATCAATACTCGATAAATTTGCAGCATCATTATGAGAATAGCTTTTTTAACAGAAATGGGATTTTATGGAAAAATTCCAAATGATCATCCAAACATGAGAACTGAATTTGCTTGGATGAATGCATTAAATGCAGATCATCATCCTATTTCAACATATATAAATGTTCAAGATTATGATCATGTATTTCTTATATTTCCTAAAGGAGAAGTTTATCTGAATGCAATAGGTAGTAAATTGTCAGATAAAATAAACCCAGTTAGTACACTATTACAATCTAATTTCTATCAATTCCTAAAAGATAAGAATAAAAGATTACATTTTGTTCAAGAAGGCCCGCATTGGTTATATAATGATTACGAAATTATAGATCAAATAAACTATTATAATTTAATAAGTGAATGCGATTCTATATTTTGTCACAATCAAGAAGATAGAAAATATTATACGGGAATATTCCCTGATAAGCCTGTTCATGTTTTGCCTACTCTGATGATAGAAACTCTAATAAAAGATATACAGCCTAGTAAAACAGATCTGGCAATCATTGGAGGTAATTTTTCTAGATGGTATGGAGGATTCGAAAGTTATACTGTAGCTCAAGAATTTCAAGTGCCTATTTGGGCACAAGATTCACATTCTAAAAGAGAATATGAAGATCAACTAGAAAATATAAATCATTTCCCCAGAATGATATGGAATGAATGGATGCAACAACTTTCAAAGTTTAAATACGCAGTGCATCTAATGCCAACAGTCGCAGCAGGAACATTTAGTTTAAATTGCGCATATTTTGGAATACCATGCATAGGAAATAAAAAAGTGGATACTCAATCTATGTGCCATCCATTACTATCTGTGGATGTAGAAGATATTTCTTCAGCAAGAAGTTTAGCAAAAAGATTGAAAGAGGATGAAGATTTCTATAAGATGTGCAGTAAATTAGCTAAAGATCAATATAAATTCCATTACAATAAAGATAATTGGTTATATTATATGAATAAAATATTAAATTGATACCATGAAACAAAATAAATTTAGAATATTAATAGCTTCATATAACAATGAAGACTGGGTAGAATATAACATAGCGAGTGTATTAAATCAAACATATGAAAATTATCACGTCACATACATAGATGATTTTTCTCAAGATAATACATTTGAAAAAGTTAAAGCTTTAGTTGGAAATAGTAGTAAATTCACGCTAATAAAAAACGAAAGTAATTTAGGTGGATCTTATAATCACATTAGATTCTTTAATTCATTTGATGATGATGATGTTATTGTTCTATTAGACGGAGACGATTGGTTTTTTGATGATCACGTTTTAGAGAATCTTAATAATGCTTATAATGAAAAAGATTTGTGGATGACGTACGGAAAATTTTACGTTTACAATGGAACAGAGCATGTTAGCGAGGCAGATCCACAAAATTCCCCATATCCAGAATTTATACATAAACATAAACTATATAGAAAGGATATTTGGAGAGCATCTCATTTAAGAACATACAAATCTTTCTTGATTAAAAAAGTAGATCAAGATGATTATATTTCAAAAATAAATGGGAAGTTGTTTTGGCATGCAGCAGACTTATCGCTAGCTTTTCCATGTTTAGAGATGTGCCCGCAAGAAAAAATAGGTGTTGTAGATTTTCCTACATATATATATAATGCTTCTCCAAAATCTCAAGAAAGAACAAAACAAAGAGAAATTTCTGATAATAATAAATACGAAATAGAAATAAGAAATAAAAAAAGATATAAAGAAGGTCTTTCTGGAGAAAAGCTACCAAATATAAATGTTATAGGGGATTTTAGAGAGAGAAATAGCATAGCAAAAAGTTGTTCATATGTGTATAATGCACCAGACTATATTGATTACGAAGCTACAATAATTCAAGACATGGATTGCATAAAATACATAAATCGAGAATTCAATATAACCAAAGGTAAAATTATAGCCGATATTCATGAACCTCCTCATCTTTTTGAGCAGAAACAAGTATATGATAAAGTTTATGAAAATGCTCATATGTTCGATTTAATACTCACATATGATAATAAATTATTACAACTTTCTAATGCTAAATTTAGAAACGGAGGGGGAGAATGCGTTCTCAATAAAAATGTTCATTCTTTAGAATATCCGAATATAGCAAATGAAAATTTATATAATATATATGCCAAAAAAGATTTGATCTCTATAATAACGTCCAATAAAACATTTACAGAAGGTCATAGATTTAGAGTTAAATGCGTTAATCATTTAATCGCTCAAAATAGTAAAATAGATTTATTTGGAGTAGGATATAAAGAAATTAAGGGTAAAATAAATGCATTGGCTAGTTACTGCTTTTCAGTAGCTATGGAAAACGGAATACATAAAAATTATTTTACAGAAAAAATACTTGACTGTTTTTTAACTGGCACAATACCCGTTTATAAGGGATGTGAAAATATATCTGAATTCTTTGACGAAAACGGTATAATAATTTTTGAAGACGAAAAAGATTTACAACAAATAATAGATTCATTATCTATAGATTTATACTATTCTAAGCTAGAGTATGTTAAAAAGAATTATGAACTCGCGCTAAAGTACAAGTATAATAACGAAGATTATTTTAATAAATACATAAAAGACATCATTTAATGAAAAAATTAAAACAAATAACTCTAGTCAATATAAATTGTATAGATCCAGAGATAAGTATAAAATCATTAGAATATTCTATGAGAGAAATAGAGTTCGCTAAAGTTGTACTTTTTTCAGATAAAAAACCGTTTAATATAAAAGATGATATTGAATTTATAAAAATTAATAAAATAAATTCATTAGATGATTATAGTAGATTTTGCATAAATGAACTTCTAAAATATATAGAAACTGATTACGTAATAAATTGTCAAAATGATGGATTCATAATCAATCCCCATCTTTGGACAGAAGAATTCTTAAATTACGATTATATCGGTGCGCCTTGGGCTTCTAATAGTGAATGGGCGAAAAAAAATAGAGTGGGTAATGGAGGATTTTGTCTAAAGAGCAAAAAATTTCTGGAGTTGTGCACGCAAATACACTATATATCGGGTCATGATGATGTTATTGTAACAAATGATTATTACGATTTTTTTACTAGAAACGGTATAAAATACGCGCCAGTTGAAGTTGCAATGAAATTTTCTTTAGAGATGAAAATACCAGAATGCGATTATGACTTAAACAATTGTTTTGGGTTTCATGGAAAAGGCATAGCCTGGCATCATTTGGGAGAAGGTCAAATGTTTAAAGAAAAACTTGATATGATTAGAAACGTAGGATTAGTATTAGAGAATAATATGGAAGTTGAAGATATAAATTCTTTTTATAGAGACGAATTAATAAACTTACCCCATGAAGAATTGTATAATTTTTTAGATTCAAAAGTTGGAGTATCTGATACTGAATACTTTGGAGCAAAATACAAAGGAAATCTTCAAATTCAACAAATTCCAGAAGAATATATACAACTTTTAAATTTCTTCAAATCAAATACAATAGATAGATATCTAGAATTGGGTGTTGCTAACGGAGGAAGTTTTTTTATGAACTCTATTTTTCTACAGAATACAGCAAAGATAATTCATTGTGTAGATTGCTTAGCATATAAAGATGTTCCATGGGTAGGACAAACATCTCAAAAAATACAATCAAAGGTAGATAGATTGCAAGAGTACTTTCCTAATAAAAACGTCAAATTTTATAATATGACTACTGACGACTTTTTTAAAATAAACTCTCAAGAATATGATTGTATATTCATAGATGCTGATCATGATTATGATGGAGTAATGAAAGATTACATAAATAGTTTGAAATTTATTAGAAAAGAGGGGTGGATTGTTTTCCATGATATAAGAAATTATAATACTGGAGTTAAAAAATGTTGGGAAGAAGTTAGTAAAAATTACTCAATAAAATATGAATTTTGTCACCCAACAAGTCCTAATTGCGGAATAGGCATAATTAAAATAATATAATATATGATTTACGATTGTTTTACTTTTTTTAATGAACATACAATTTTAGATATTAGATTAAATACTTTGTATGATCATGTTGATAAATTTATCATTGTAGAGGCTACAAGAAGTCATCAAAATTTAGAAAAGAAATTATTTTTTAGCGAGAAAAAACATGAATATTCTAAATTTTTGGACAAAATTATACACGTAGTTCTAGATGAATATCCTGAACACACGTATTGGTCTTATGAAGAAAATCAAAGAGATGCTATAATTAAAGAATTAAGTAAAATAGCAACAGAAGATGATATAGTATTTATCTCAGATGTAGATGAAATATGGAATCCTGAGATGATTGATCTTAATAATGTAGAATCTGATAAAATATATAAGTGGCCAAGTTATGTTTGTTTTAGATACTTTAATTTAATGGCGCAAAAAGAATTATGGTATCAACCTCTCTATTGTAAATTTTCAATATTAGATAAAATGTGTAATAAAGAAAAATTAAAATTTTCATACGATGTTTTTAGAAATCGAGGCAATAAAATAGACAAAAATAGTTATATAGAATTAAATACAATATCGGGATGGCATTTATCTTATACAGAAGATATTGAAAATAAACTTCAAAATTTCTTACACTCTGAATATAGAAATATGTCGAATGAGTATTTCCAAAAATCAATAAAATCAGGAGTCAATCCATTTTCTGGAAATGAAGTTTTTTTAATAGATAATATTCAAGATCATCTACCAGAATATGTTAAAAACAATATTGATAAATTTTCAAATTATATTCTCATTTAATGATTAAAGTAAATTTTATAGGGAGATTAGGAAATAATATGATTCAGTATTCGATAGCAAAGTTTATATCTGATATAAAAAAACAAAAATTATGTTATTCTATTACGGGGAATACTAATTGTGATTTAATGTTTAATATATTTCCAAAAACGCAAATACAAAATAATGAATCTTTTACAAATAATAATACAAAAATTTTTGGATATGATAGTACGGATAATCAAATTCAGAATTTTAATATGCAAGATTTATTAGATCATGATGGAGATATATTATTAAATGGATTTTTTCAAAAAAAAGAATTTTTATTTGATAATTTTAACATTATTAAAAATTATTTTCAATACGATTTCCAATCATTAAAAGACTCAAGTCAATATGATGTTGTTATTCATCTAAGATTAGGGGATTATATCCAATTAAATCATTTCATACATCCAGATAAAATATATAATTTATATAAGAATTTAGGATTTTCAAATGCGTTAATTCTATCTGATGATCCAAATCACTTTTTTCTTTCGAAATTTAAAAGTGATCATACATGTACAATCCAAAACAATTCTGCAATACAAGATTTACATTATATGATAACATCAAAAAACATAATAATAAGTCAATCTACATTTAGTTGGTGGGGATCTTATTTAGGGAATTTAAAAAATATATATGTACCATATGATGATAATCAATATCTATGGCCATATGAACCAAAAAATGATGATATAGATTTAATACCGAATAAAAAAAACTATCACAAAATAAAATTATAAAAATATGTTTATTAATTTAGATATACAAGGAGTTGAATTAAGAGCAATTAAAGGATTGGGTGAATATCTATCGCATATAGATTACATATATACAGAAGTGAATGAAGATTCAGTGTATGAAAATAATGATCTATTAAAAGACATAGATAAATATCTTTTATTAAAAGGTTTTTCAAGAAAAGAAACTTGCATAATAAATGGAAATTGGGGAGATGCTTTATACACTAGATAATTTTAAATAAAAAAAAATGGAAAATAAAAAAGTAGTATACGTTACTGGTTGTTTTGGTTTTATTGGATCATATGTAACACAAGCCTGTTTAAATAAAGGGTGGTATGTAAAAGGTGTGGATAAATTAACTTACGCCGCAAATAAAAGTTTGTATAAAGAATTTATGGATCATCCGAACTTTTCTTTTGTTCACTGCGACATAAACGATTTAAAGTTTTTATATGATTGTGATTACGTAATTAATACAGCTGCAGAAACTCACGTAGGGAATAGCATATCCAGCAGTTCAGAATTTGTCAAATCTAATATAGACGGAGTTCATAACTTATTAGAATTGATTAAAAATCACAGAGGAGAGAACGTAGGAAAACCAGTACTTATTCACTTTAGCACTGATGAAGTCTATGGAGATATAGAATCAGGAGCTCATAAAGAGTCAGATATGCTAAAGCCAAGTAATCCATATTCAGCGACAAAAGCTGCTGCAGATATGCTTGTAATGGCTTGGGGAAGAACGCATAAAGTTCCATATATGATTATAAGACCAACCAATAACTATGGTGTGGGACAATATGTGGAAAAGTTAATACCAAAAACAATAAAATACCTAAACCTCGGTCGTAAAATTCCATTACACAATAATGGAGAACCGTACAGAAACTGGCTTCACGCTTACGATACAGCTAGAGCAGTTATATGCCTTATTGAAAAAGGTCAGATAGGAGAAATTTATAATGTTGCTGGTGGATTCGAACAGAAAAATATCGATACTGTAAAACAGATTATCGAATCATATAAAGATAAGGATTTAGAATCTTATACAAATTATATAGATTTTTCTTGTGATCGTCCTGGACAAGATGTTAGATACGCTTTAAATGATTCTAAACTAAAATCTTTAGGATGGTCACCGAAAAAGAATTTTTCTTTAGAAATAAAAAATATTGTAAATTATTATAAGAAAAAATTTATTTGGTAATATGAGAGTTAGCGATTACGTAGCTAGATTCATTTCTAGTAAGAAAATTAACCATGTGTTCACCGTTCCAGGTGGAGGATGCATTTTTTTAAATGATGCATTCGCAAGAGAGGAATCAATAGAAGTCGTTGCTAATCACCATGAACAAGCATGTGCTTTAGCAGCTGAAGGATACGCTAAATTTAATGGACATCTGGGTGTCTGTTTAGTTACCTCGGGCCCAGGAGGATCTAACGCATGGACAGGAACACTATGCTCATATCAAGATAGCGTACCAGTAATGGTTATAAGTGGCAATGTTAATAGAGAATTAACTACAAATTTCACCAAGCTTAAACTAAGGCAATTAGGAGATCAAGAATTCGATGTTGTTAATACCGTTAAGAATTTTACTAAGTATGCTGTTCAAGTAAATGATCCACTAGAAATTAGATACCATTTAGAAAAAGCATATCATCTAGCTACAACAGGTAGGAAAGGGCCCGTGTGGATTGATGTACCGTTAGATGTACAATCTACAGAGGTAGATCCCGATATACTTCAAGCATATGAACCGAATAAAGAGAGTCTATTTGTATCAGAAAGAGATTTGTTAGAGTTATTAACAAAACTAAAAAATAGCAAAAAGCCACTGATAATAGCAGGGCACGGTGTCAGATTATCTAACTCAGTTGATCTATTAAATGAAATTTTAGAAAAGCACAAAATACCAGCAATAACATCCTTTAATGGAAACGATGCTGTATCGAACGAATATGAATACTATTGTGGTAGATTTGGAACCCATGCACAGATAGCCGCAAATAAGATTCTACAAGAAGCTGATTTTGTTTTATCGCTTGGTAGTAGATTATACGTTAGACAAACAGGCTATAACTTTAAGTCATTCGCTAAGAATGCCTATAAAGCGTATGCTGATATAGATAAAGAAGAGTTATACAAACCAACAATATTTCCAGATCTTAGACTACACTGCGATGTTAACACATTACTAACTTGCATAAAAGATTATATTAAGATTGGAGATGTGGATCACTGGAGACAGTACTGCAAAGACGAAGTACTCTGCAATCCAACAGTGCTACCAAGACACCGAAGTAGCGAACCTACTAATATTTATGGAGTTGTTGATGTATTAAATCAATTTATGAGATCAGATCTTCCAGTGATAACATCTGATGGATCTGCTAATATAGTTGGAATGCAAGTACTTAGATTAAAAAAGCATCAAAGATTATTTAGCAACAAATCAACAGCTCCAATGGGATATGGATTACCTGCAGCGATAGGAGCTTGCTTTGCAAATAATAAAAAGCAACTATTATGTTTAGAAGGTGATGGTAGTTTGCATATGAATATACACGAATTGCAAGTTATAGTTCAAAATCAATTACCTATAAAGTTAGTAGTATTTAATAACGATGGATACTTATCCATAAAAATAACTCAAAAAACTTTCTGCAACGGATTACTATCGGTATCAAATAGTTCTAGCGGATTAACATTACCCGACTATGAAAAGATATCGTTAGCCTATGGTATCAATTATAAAAGGATTGATAACTTATTACAATTAAAAGATGAACTAACTAAATCATTCAGCACAAATCTACCGGAACTAATTGAAGTGTTTGTAGATCCTAATGGAGTACACGAACCTAAGGTATCAGCTATGTTAGGAGCAGATGGGAAATTTATACCTGGAAGTCTTGAAAATATAAAATGGATACAAGAATGAACATACTAATAACAGGAGGAAACGGATATATAGCAAAATCACTATATTCATCATTAAGCAATAATTACAATATAATAAGTGTATCTAGAAAAGATTTTGATTTGACTGATAGAAAAGATACAGACAATTTTTTTAGAGGCAAATTATTTGATGTCGTTATCCATTGCGCAGTTAAAGGTGGTAGCAGATTGAAACAAGAGAGTTGGAAAGACATGGATGATAATTTAAAAATGTATTATAATATAATAGGAAATAAAAGTAGTTTTAATAAACTAATTCATTTCGGATCAGGCGCAGAATTTAATGCATCGAATACTCCATATGGATTCAGTAAAAAAGTTATAGCAAATTCCATTTCAGAACTAGAAGATTCTTATAATCTAAGAATATATGGGTTATTTGATGAGAACGAATTAGATAGTAGATTTATAAAAGCAAATATAAAAAGATATATAAATAAACAACCAATTGAAATATATCAAGATAAATACATGAGTTTCTTCTATATGAAAGATCTTATAAAAGTTATAGAATATTACTTACTAAATAGTAATGCGCAGAAAGATCTCGATTGTTGTTATAGTCACATATACACATTAAGCGCAATCGCTGATATTATTAATTGTTTATCTGATTATAAAGTTGAAATCATAAAACAAAATGCGGATATAGGCAATGGATATTATGGAAATAATTTACAAAGACCTAATATAGATTATTTAGGATTACAATATGGAATAAAAGAAGTTTATAAAAAATTAAAATGAGGAATATAACAATTGCAACAAATCCTGGCGCGGATAGTTTAGAGTACATTAAACTCTTAATAGAATCATTAAAACAAAATCTAGATAACAAATATCATGAAATACTAATTTTTATAGATAAAGACACTGATGGAATTGTTGACTATTTAAAATCAGAAAAAAATAATTTTCATGATTTAAAAATAATTACCCATTCAGTAAATCCCGTTATTAGTTATCAAAGAAATTCTAGTTTGATAGTAGATTTTGCAAAATATGACATAGTAAGTTATTTGCATAGCGATATGGTCATATCTAAAGGTTATGATACAGCTATAATTTCAGAATTAGAAGATAATATGATATTGAGTTCTACAAGAATAGAACCTCCACTACATCCAGAATCTCCTATAACCTTTACTCAAGATTTTGGTCTAAATCCAGAAGATTTTAATTTTGAATCATTTACAAAATATGCAGAGACTGTAAAATCAAATAAGAGTTTAAATTATTTTTTCGCACCATACACTTTTCACAAGGAAACATGGAATAAGTTAGGAGGATATGATACTCTGTTTAGAAGATCTAGAGAAGATTCAGATTTTGTACAAAGATGTTTGCATGCAGGAATAAAATTAAAACAAACGTATGCAGCAAATGTATATCATTTTACTTGCGTTACTTCTAGAGGAAAAAATTGGTTTGATCAATCGAATCAAGAAGCACAAGACCGAGTTCAATTACAAAATTCTGCGGATCAAATAGAGATTAGACGATTCTTTAAAAAATGGGGAAACTTTAATCATGGAGAAAATTTAATTAAGAAATATGATTGCGATTTAGTTATAAAAAAATCTCATAATCAATTGAACTTAGCTTATCAATTAGAACCATTTTTTACAAGAGTTTTCGTAGAATCTCAAGATTGCATAGATCAATTACTTGAAGCACATAAGAATCAACACGAACCAGCAAATAGACTTTTAAATTTTACAGAACAAGATTGGCAAGAATCAAGTAAGTATTATAATCAAATAGACTATTCTAAAATTTATTTTGTTGGAGAACCTGAAAATTATAACGCTAAAATAGTTGTTGATTTGGATAGCACAGAATATAATTTTCTCACTCAAGAAACTCTATTAATTCTATCTCATTTAATTGAACAAACAGAACCTGGAGATTATCAATCTGGAAATTGTATATTTAGCTTAAAACAAAAAGTAGATATCACACCACCATTTAAAGTAGAAAATCCTCCATTCGATATGACTTTATTAACCATAGAATAATATTTATATAAAACAAAATAAATGGAAGCAGTAAAACCCAAAGCTCACGTAACTATAGATGGTAAAAAATTAGGATTACTTTTTGATGTTAACTCAAATCCTACTAAAAAAGGTGTTAAGCTGCATTTTATTCTCGAAGAGAAATTCCAAGATCCAAGAGACAAACAAGCTTTAGCTTCAAAAATATCTACAGCATTGCAAAAAAAATTCGGAGAAGCAGGTATAGTTATTGACTATGATGAAAGATCGCCTTATGAAAACGCTATATCGTATATAGTTCCATTGCAATCAATATCTGAGTTGCTAATAAAAGCATTAAAAAATTAAAGATATAAAAAAGTTATGGCGAAAAGAAAAACTATACGCGCTATATTCGAAAACATAGATAGCTTAACTCCAGAAGATATATCAAAATCTCAACAGTTAAAAGAATTGTTGATGTCTCAAGTGCCAATTAGTGTTTATGAGTCGCACTCCGCAAGAAAACAATATGCAACCATATTCGAGATAAATTCTACAGATCATTATATAGAAATTCCAAAAAGAGATTGGGTGCCAGCTTTAGAAACATGTATCATGTGGTTTTTAGAAATTGAACAGTACGAAAAGTGTACAAAACTAAAACAAATCATCGACGAGATTCAGAAAAAATCAAGTAAAAAACTAAACGTTAAATCTGATGAGTAACGAATACAAGAATGTGCAAATAGCAGTAGATAGCATGTTGAATATCAAATCGTCTGTAAGAAGAAAAAGAAAGACTGAGCAAAATAAAAAGAAAGAGATATTCATACAAATGATAAATGGCATAGAGCATGCAATAATAAGATCTCACATAGCGTTTACAGATTTCGGTATAGATTATTCGGTATACGATGATACATTTATGACTGTAATAGATTCATTAATATACATGCACTTTGGAAAAGACGCCGCGGAACTAATATCCTATTACCTTTGGGATCGTGTTAATCCAGATGGATCAATAAATCCAGTAATGGATGAAGATGATAACGAAATACACCTTAAAGACACAGAACAACTTTGGGAATTAGTATGCAAGTTGAATCCAAAAATATAATGTAGATGGACAAAAAACCATTTAAATACGACGGTTACGCTTTCACAGAAGAAGACATACGCCAAGCGATGTCAAAAACCAGAAGCAATGCAGAAGCAGCAAGACATTTACAAGTCAGCGTAACGACCTATCAAAAATACGCTAAGAAATACACAGACGCGCTGACAGGCAAGACTTTATGGCATTTGCATATGAATATATCTTCCAAAGGAATTCCAAAGAAATGGAACACGGGTGAGCTAAAGGGAGATCTAGATAAGATGCTTACAGAAAGGCAGCTTAACAATCCAAAACGACTTGGAATGTTGAAGTCATTATTAATGAAAGATGGTCGATTAGGATATTGCTGCTCAGCGTGCGGACACTCAGAACGCAGACTCACTGATATGAAGCAACCACTAATGTTGGCATTTAAAAATGGAGTGCGAACTGATTGGAGATTAGAAAATCTCAAGTGGCTTTGTTACAACTGCTCATTTATATTAGGACTTGATTATTTCTCAAATAGAATGATTCGCGATATAGAATCTTTCACATCTCACACAGATGAAGCCCAGAAAGAAGTGCAGAGCTTCTACGCTCTTGATGAATTTTATATGCAACACTTATCAAAGCTAGGCCTGGACGGAGTTGGAGACGTTATAGATAAACCACAAACTCCCGAACCTCTCGAAGACGGTGAGGAATTTATAGATCGAGTGTAAATTTCCAACGAGTTACATATATAGAATCTAAATATATGTAAATGATTCATTACCAATCACATACAACTTATTGATTACCAAACAACTACATATTAGATTTAAAAATATATGTAAGTGATTGATTCTCCCTGATATTTTTTTGAAAATAATTGCTAAAAAATTTTTTTATAAGCAGGAAAGTAGTACTTTTACCCTAATCGACCAATATCGGTCAGCATATAATAAAAAAAATTAATAAGTTATGGCAATCAAAAACAATTACTGGAAAACATTAAGTAAAATAGAACGTCACTACACAGCTTGGCCTGGCGGATGGGAAATATATGTACACACAAGACAAGCAAGCATATCTTTCGGTAGAGATAAGACAGGCGCATTAACTCACTTTGATCCACCTAAGCTGAGAATGGAAACTTATTATGATATACCAAAAGGATGCACAAAAGAGGCAAGAGCTGGTTTCAGAAAAGCATTAGCACGCGATAAACGAATTGCTCAGTCAGTTACTACAAGAGCTGAGTATGAAGCATTATGGAGAAGAATCGATGAAGGTGATTGGGAATTTATTGAAGAGAAAGATTTAAAAGATGAAGCGCTAGTATACTGGGCGAACAATACTCGTACAGCTGATGAGTACTATAGATTGCTTAGGTATAATTAATCAAACAAAAATAATAAGTTATGAAAAAAGAATTAAATGTTAAAAATGCACAAATAGGTGGTTATTTACATTTCTATATAAAAGATGGGGAACTTAAAAGAAAAATCATTCCAGCCGAGTTAAAAGATGCCTTTATAGACAAATTTGGGCATGATTTACTTAATGCTGATGAGAATGAAGTAGATGAGTTTATTAAAAATTTAAAATAAGTTATGGCAAATCCACAATACAAAAATATAGGTTGGTCACCCCTCGGTATTCTCGTAGCATTAGGAATATCAGCGGGTACTGCAAACATAATTCTTTGGATATTAAAATTATTAAACTAAATATAAACAAAATAAAATAAAAGTTATGGCAATTAAAAAGAAAAAAGAACGTTACGGAAAAATGGTAATTGATTTGACAGGACCTGATGGTAATGCATTTGCATTATTGGGTTATGCAAGTAGATTAGGAAAGCAACTCGAATTAAGTAAAGAGCAACAAGAAAAGATTCGTATTGAAATGATGAGTAGCGATTACGAGAATTTGATCAAAGTATTCGATCAGAATTTCGGAGACTACGTTGATTTAGAAAGATAATTAATTAAACTAAAAAATAAAACTAAAATTAAAACAAAAGTTATGGCACTATCTAAAAAAAGCTTATTGCAAGCAAAGCAAGTATTATCAGAAATTTTAGCATCAGGAGAAGATGTTATTGTTACACGCGCTACTCTCGATAAAAAAATCGAGTTAGTTAAATTCCCCTATCTGAAGGATTCTCACATGAAAAATCCGCAGAATAGAACACTTTATGTAAATCAACAATACGATCCTATTCGTTATTGGATGATTAATAATGGATTTTTGTCTTTTAGTAAAGACAATCGAAGTCGATACAACTATAAAGTTAATAAAGATAAAATACGTTCATTATTACGATTAGGCGATACTGCATCATATTCTAACAATATTAAAAACCCCAATCCACCAGTTATGACAAAAAGAGAAAAAATATTCAGACACATCGAAGACAATGGAAATGCAATGCGTTACACTGATATTATTAAATTTGCTTACGAATTGAGTTATGGTAAGGGTTCATTCGACAAGAAAGAAAATCGAGGCTATTATTCTTCTGCATTCTCTTATCACTCTTATTTTAGTTGGTTATCAGACGCTAAATACAAAAAAGTTGGTGCACCAAAAGGGCACTTCGTAATTCCTACAAGAAATGGTTATTTAGTAAAATTGCCAACTGGAAATTGGAGTGTTGTACGTCCTTCTAATTACATACGTAAAACATACGATACAATATTAGTGCCTGATGTTTCAAATAATACACCAGAAACATGTTTACCTAAAGAAGAATATAACGATATGTGTAACACTCTAAAAAAATATAATATTAAGCCATTTGAATTAGATGAGCTTGCTACAAAATATTGGGAAGAAAAGCAATGCGATGTGGCTTCATCATATCATTTCGCTTACTATGATCTTCTAGAAAAAGGTGGTGCTATATCAGATGCGACTAGAGATCTACAAAAAGAAATAGAAGCATTGGCTGATAGCATGATTGCTGAAGATAAAAAAGAAGTAAAATATCAGAAATATATTGTTATATCTAGATCAGATAACTATTATGAAGGAATATTCACAGCGTCTGAATTAGAAACATTTTTTACTGAAAATGATCCAGAAGAATATATGATAATTGAAGCTGGTAATTTAATAACTCTTGAAAAGAAAGTAACAACAATATTCACAATAAAATAATTTAATTATGAAAAAGAATAACAGAATATCAACAGTAATATCTTTTACAAACGACTTTAATGAATGGTGCAGACAATTTAATTTTGGATTTATGACGCCTCGACCCGACCAAAAACGAATCCACATACCAGGAGAATTTGATTCTTTAAAATTTAAAAAAATAGTAGAAAAAAAGAAATTTGCATAAAATGAAAATAAAATTAAATCATCACACAGCTGGAAAGATTTTGCATTGGTGCATAGAAAAATATGGACCAAGTAAAATAAACGGCAATAGATTATATATGCAATATAGAAGGCCAACCCATGATCAAGAAGGGTTGGCTGGATATTACGATAAAGATGATGATCTAATATACGTAAATAAAGATCTCAATACATCTCTAAAAGAGTTGACTAAGACTATCATACATGAATATACTCATTATAGGTGTCATAATATGAATCATTATCACATATTAGCAAAATACGTAGATTACGATTCTAATCCTATGGAAATAGAAGCTGAGCGAATAGAAAATAGAGACTATAAAGAGTGCGTGACATATATAAAAAAAACATGTCAAAAAAACAAATCAACCGAATAAACAAGTATTTATAATTAGAAAAATAAAAGGGTGGTATTACAACAAAAGATAGATAAATTAGCAGAGTTAACAGTGCCTGATAAAGTTCATCCATTGTTACATGTAAATTGTCAGACCGCTTGGACAAATGCAGTTATAGATCTAATAAAGACAAAAACAATAAAAGCAGATTATCAGTCATTGATGTTATTAGCTAAAAATTGGGAATACGTTTTGTATAAAACATATAGCAATTTAAATTAATAGAGAATGCATTTTTTACAAGCGCCTGTCGGCCAAATTTCAGAAATATTATTACAATACGGAGTACTAGGTATCTTAGCTCTTGTTCTTGGTTATTTTGCATGGCATACATACAAACAAATAGCTAAAAAAAATGATGAAGAATATAATAGATTAGTAGAAAGAAACGAAAGACTAGAGCAAGAGGTCGAAAATCTAAGACAAGACATGATGAAGCTTATAGTAGAAGAAAGAGATCGTATGGCAAACTTAGTTAAAGCAAATACTGATGCATTAAATGAATTACGCAGAACAATTACAGAATTCATAATCCGCTCATAAGTGACAAACAAGTCTACCATATTAAATAAATTGGCAGACAAGTTACTTAAATCAAAAGATTTATCTGATCAATTTAATTCGTCTAGAGAAAAATCCAATAGAATAAAAAAGCTTCACGAGAGTTTAACTGAGAAGTATAAATTTAATATCCGCCGAGGATACTCAAATACGGATGTAGAAAACGATATAAACTTTCTAAAAAAATCAGAAAAGAAATTAACACTTTCAGATGATGAAAACAAAAAATTAGATTTATTATTTTTCAAGTATCGCATTTAAGTCGATCTTATCATATTTATATAAGATAAAAAATGGTTAAGTATTTAACCAATTAATAACAAAAAAATAAAAACAAATGAACAAAGAACAAATTTTAGGAATTATCCGTCACGCTTTAACTTTTGTTGGTGGTATCTTCATCATCAAAGGAATGTCTACTGAAGCTGTAACTCAAGAGACAATCGGAGCAATCATGACAGCAGTTGGTGCTGTTTGGTCTTTCATAAAAAACAAAGCAACAACTAAAGCATCTTAATTTATTATCTATCTATTTGGTGAGGGCCCCCTACATGGGGGCCTTTCTATTGGGAATCAATTAGTTAAGGGTATTAAGAAAAAGTATATACATAAAGCGTTGGTTCTCCCTGAAGTATTTTTAAAATAGTTGCTAAATTATTTTTTTATGTCAACAGTACGCGGTACTTTTACCCTGTTCTCGACAATAAAGCCATCAAATTATAAAAAAAAATAATAAGTTATGAAAAAATTAAACTACAAAAATGCTGCTCAAGCAAAACGCGAAACTGGACTTTCTTACATTGGTGCTACTAATTCAAGTGCTAAGATCTTAAAAAACGAAAAGTATAACGAACTTACTTACATCATCTATCTGGCGCCTGCCAACCTGAGTGGATACGAAGTGTGTCCTAAACGTACAGAAGAATGTACGCATGCATGTTTATTTGGCAGCGGCCAAGTTATCATGGATAAAACGAATCGTATTGTTGAATCACGTATCAAGAAGACACAGATGTTCTTTACTAACAGAGAATATTTTATGGCTTGGGTTGTAAAAGAAATCGAACAAGCTAAAGCGAAAGCTGAAAAGAAAGGTATGAAGTTCTCAGTACGTTTAAATGGTACTTCGGATTTGCAACCTACATTATTCAAGCATAATGGTAAAGTGTTATTCGATATATTTCCAGATGTTCAATTCTACGATTATACAAAAGTAGCCAATCGTTTCTATTTGCCAGATCAGTATCTAAACTATGATCTTACATTCAGTTATTCTGGACACAATTGGGACGAATGCGAGCATATATTAAATAATGAGTATGGTCGTGTCGCAGTCGTATTTGAAAAGAGTTTACCTGAAACATACAAAGGTTATAAGGTTATCGATGGCGATGCATACGATATGCGATATGTAGACGATAAGAATGTTATTGTAGGTCTCAAATTCAAAAGAGTTAAAAACAAAGTAGAAAAAACTAATAATGCTTTCATCGTTGCAATAGACGATATTAATAGAAAATAATTAATCACAATAAAAAATAAAGTTATGAAACATCAATTTTCAATTCAAACACCAAGAGCAAAGTATCTCATCGATGAAATGGGAGACAGATTAGAAATCGTTACACAAGATCCTGAATGGACAAGAGTACAAATTACTATTAATTCTGGATTAGACTTACTACAAGTTTACCATGCTGGTTGCAAAACTGGATTAGAAGCTGGAATGGCAATAAATTAATTAATCAAAAAATAAAATTAAAGTTATGAACAAAGAATTTATCCCTTACGAACAAGCATTAGCTTTAAAAGAATTAGGATTTGATGAACCTTGTTTTGCTTGGTTTATTTTAGAAGGTGATGGAGCAAAATCAAGACTTGTGCTTGAAAAATGTCCCAAACAAGATTTGGGATTATGTTTAGCACCACTTTACCAACAAGCATTTAGATGGTTTAGAGAAAAGGGTTTGTATTACGATATTAAAATGTTTGGTGATTTGGATAAACCACAATACTCATACATTGTTTTAAGTAGAATTGAAAATCCTGCAAAGATGTACTATTATGAAGATAAAGATTCTTACGAAGAAGCAGAGCTTGCTTGTCTAAATAAATTAATCCAAATAATAAAAACTAAGTAGTTATGAAATACATACTAACAACTAATAAAGATATTTACGAAGAGTGTTGTGGCTCAACAGCACTTAGACATAAAAAAGGCAGTAAAGTAGCAATGAGCGAAAAGCACTTTAATGAATTAAAAGAGACTGGCACTGTCGAATTAATTTCAGGATTCCGCGAATATATATCTACTGCTAAATATCAACTATCAGACTTCGAATCAGAAGTAACTGTCGAAAAACAAATTAATCAAAAAATAAAATTAAAGTTATGACACCAAGACAATTCAATGAATTACAACGTCAAGCGGATGTAATTGAACAAGCCGCGAAACAAAAAATTGTAAAAGAAGCAATGGATCTGTATATAGAGACTGTGCCTCTTGAGACAAAAGATATAAATGTTGAGTCTGAGAAATGGCATCATTTATATTCTCAAGAATGTAAACTATTTGATTTGCTTCGCAAAATGAATTGGGAACAAGGCGAAGAGTACAGGCATCAAGTTAGAATATATAATATCAATCATGGCATTTCAAATGAAAATCCTTGTTCTGAAGAAGATCTATATGAAAACGAAGATGAAAATTGTTAATCATTAAAAAATAAAAGTTATGAAAATAAAATTAGAAATGTGTAAGTGTTTTAAATGCGGTAATGATATGCCACTACTTCGTAAAATAAAATACGGTTATAATAATTGTATAAACTGTTCCACTGTTCAACAAGTAGGCGGAGTGCAAATCGCTAATCATAAAACAGGAAACGAGATACAAATCATGCCAATGGAATTGGCGAATAAAATGAATATGCTGGCTTCAAGACAAGGTTATGGTGTTTGTTCAGGTATGAAACATAATTAATCAAATAAAAATAAAAGTTATGAACAAGAAAGAAATTAGAAATGCTATCAACAAATCTGTGTATATTTATGCAGAATCTTTAGGTTATACTGTATCTGACGATAATGATGGATCATACGTTACTTTTAGTAAGAGTCACTCTGATAATAATAATACTATCGACTACGGCAGATCTACACACTCTGCTTGCTGTTTGAATTGGGCAAAACAAGAAGTTAAATCTGATACATATAAAATAAATCAATTCGCGAAAAATCAAATTAGAATGTATGAAAAATAAAACAATAGTATTAGGTGATACACACGGAAGATCTGTATGGAAACTAATAGTTGAAATGGAAAAACCTGATAGAGTTATCTTTATAGGCGATTATTTTGATTCGTTTGATATCAAAGGCGTAGATCAACTAAGTAACTTTCAGGACATAATAGCATTTAAGGAAAGCGGTCAATGCGAAGTAATTATGTTGATTGGCAATCATGATCACCACTACTTTCCAGAAATAGGAGACACAGGCACAAGTGGCTATCAACATTTATTAGCTCCATCAATTCAATATGTTATAGATCAAAATAGACAGCATCTACAAATGGCCTACCAAATGGATGAGTTTTTATTTACACACGCTGGCGTAAGTAGTGATTTTATGGATAGTGTATTTGGTAAAGGCGATTGGAAAGTAGAGACTATAGTTGATGATTTAAATGAAATGTTTAAACACAAACCTAAAACATTTGAATTTGGAATGGCTATTAGCGCTAAACAAATATATTCGATGGATCCTTCAGGTGATAACGTAGAACAGTCACCAATATGGATACGTCCAAGATCATTAATGAATGCCAATTACAATACGCTACGTAAACAAGTAGTACAAATAGTTGGTCACACTCAAGTAATAAAAATTGATACTGAAGGAATGGCTACTGGAAATAGATATTGGTTTATAGATGCTTTAGGTACTAGTGGACAATATATGGTGATCAATGACGGTGAAATATCATTTAACAAAATATAATTGCGATGTTTTATATTATCTTAGAAACGCTTGTATTAGCACTTTTATGGTTTATTGTATCTAAAGGATGGGGATCTATTTACCAAATCGTATATAAAATAAAAAATAAAAAGAAATCATCAAAAGATTCACATGAAAGAGTTGGCAATATGATATTCATTATTTGGATTCTGCAATTGATGATTTGTATTTTCGCATTATCAGACACAACAATACCAGAAAAATATTTCAGCATATATATGGACATTCAATTATTGTTCGTATTTTTATCAGTATTAACATTTATTAATTACGTTATAAAAAACAAATAAAAAATTATGAAACAACAAGAAGTTACGTTAGAAATGAAAATAGTTTTTGCAATCATTTTCATGGGATTGCTATCTAGCATGTTTAGCTGTACAAAATCATCGTATCCATCAAAGAGAAAAATAAATAGAGCAATGAAATACTCCTCATGGGAATATGAGATGCCGAAAATAAAAAATAGTGTATCAATTTATTATAATAAATAGAGACAATGGCATAGGATTTGCAATAGTATAGTAAAACCCAATACTATATGAAAACACTATTATGCACCCTGCTTGGTCACACGTGGATGACAGTATATTCATTCAGTCAAACTGTAAACATGAAATGCATTCGATGTTCAGAGCGACATTGCGAAAATTAAAAACAATATAACATGAAAAATAGAGAATCCGAATTTTTAACTGCAATAATAATATCTGTTTCTACATTTTTGATGATGGTAATATCTATTGTAATTATAAGTTCTTACTAAGAAGAAAAAACTTTAATCACCTAAGAAATAGATTGTATAAGTTAAAAAACAATCGTTATATTTACTACATAACAATAAAACAAAAACACGTTATGAGCAAAAACAAAACAAACCGTGCGTCAGTAAAGACCACATCCGTTGCAGAAAGCAATCGTCCTTCAAGTTACACGAAGTTGACTTACATTCAAAAAGTTAGCAGAGTTAATCGTAAGTTGCGCACAGGCGATATCAGCAAAATCGCAAGCGAAACAGGTTATTCAACGACTCACGTATCAGACGTAGTAAGTGGTAAACATGTAAACGAATCTATTATGAATCGTATTTATGATTTGACTCGCAATCGTCTTTCAAACGCGGTGAAGTTGTCGAAGATGACGAATAACTAATAAATTAGTTAGCTTTAATTAAAACCACAATAGATCAATTATTCATTTGCTTTTCTAGGCTGAATGTTTAATTGATCTTTTTTTATATATGATATTTCACTTGATAATTAATTATAATATGAGCAATATATACGTATATAAATGCCAATATAAAGTATATTCTGAGCTCACCCGATGCTCACCATTCTATCAAAAGGGGGCCGGCCAATAGGCTAACATGGGGGCCTACCCCTATATACACCCCAAGGGGCCCCTCATAACTAATTGAACACCAAAAACATATACATTCACTAGAAATATATGTGTAAAGCGTTGATTCTCCCTGAAGTATTTTTGAAAATAATTGCTTAAATATTTTTTTATGTGAAACAGTCGTCGTATATTTACTCTATTAACGGCAACAGACAGCCTAATCATTAAAAAAAAACATAATATGAACAAAGCAATTACTTACAACGACGCAATCTGGAACACTTCATCTCAAGAGCAAACTGTTTATCTAAACAAAGCAGCCACTAAGTTTACTGAAAAAGCTTCTAGTGGTACACACGTAGAATACGTTGACTTCTTTGGTAAGAAGCAAATTATCCCATGTCGTACTAATAAACAATTGAAAGAAGCAATGCAATTCTTATCAATGTTGAAACGCGAGTCAAATACTATCAATCAGATTTGTGCTCAATACAACGTTAAGAATGGTAAGTTTCAAAACTTATCTAAACTTAAGCAAGACTTAAGAAATGCGGGACTTACAGCAGCAGCTGTTAATCGTTTAGCTGTTATTAAGTAATAGCTATCTTATCACATTCACAAATTATTAAATACAAAAAATCAAAGTTATGAAAAAAGTACAAATTATCAATTCAGAAAAAATCAGTCAAGTAGAATTCATTGAAAATCGTAAAGGTCAATACAGAGCCATCGTTAAAGTCCAAGCCGGCTTTATGACGGTAGTAGACGACATCGGTATTCAAAACAATTGGGGTAAGCAACAATGGAATTCAGCTATCGATGTATTTCGCGGCTTTAAGAAAGGCGCGCTACAAACGATTCAATTCAAAGCTGAAGGTACTGATTCGTGGTTGACTATATTTGCCAAAGCCGGTAACAAAGTAAAGCTTATGGACTATCAATTATTCAAAGATATGGAAGTTGGTGACATCAATCAGAATTGGTCACGTACTAATCTATATAGTCAAACTAACTATACGTTGTGTAAAGCAAAAACGTGGGCTGATAAAGCATTCGTTGTAAACAAATCTAAATAATCAATTCAATCAAAATATAAAATTAAAGTTATGCAAAAAAACAATCCTTACATCGACACTAACAACATTGACAGATCACAAGAGATCGAAGATATGTTTCAACCAACATTAGAAGACATTAAGAATGATCCAGAATTTTATGCTGAATTAGTTAACGATCTTATGTATCACGTTAAGTATGGTACTAGTATTACAAAGATTATGAAAATAGGCTTAGCATCAATGGAAGCATTTGATGCGCCTGATGTAGAAATGCCAATGTAATTAAATTCACTAAAAAATAAAAGTTATGAACATGAGAAAAGTCAAAGCAATGATCGAATCAGCATTCACAAAAAGAGATGCTATGAATATGTTAGAAACTTGGAAAATATTCAAAGGCTTATCAGAAGTTGATTATCAAAAAGGTAGAGAACTTATTAGAAAACAATTTTATAAAAATAAAACATCAGAAAGTTTCGAAGATTTTTGTAAATTTAAAAATGGACTTTAATTAATCAAATCAAAAAATAAAAGTTATGACGCAAAAAGAAATTAAAGCAATGGCAAAAGAAACGGTTGGAGATGGACAAACGCCAAATTTATGGTTCGTTACTTACGGTCCTCATGTAGCTGTTCACGACGGAGATATGTCTTACGATTTTGAATTGATCGAAGGTTATGATGAAAATATAGATACTGAAACATTTGGACCTTTCACATCTTATGAAGATGCATTAAGAGCTTATAATAAAATAGAATTAAGTTTTGATTATGGAGTTGGACAAGCATTCATTGAAGACAGAGAATGTGGCACAGTTACAGAGAAATGGTTGTACAAAAGAATAAGAACAGAATACGTAGAAGACGAATACGATAATTCAAAAAGGTTCTACAAAAATAATTAATCACAATAAAAATAAAAGTTATGAAAAAGATATTTAAACAATTTCACAAACTTATGACAGAAGCATGTCATCCTATTGATCCAATACTTGTTTATATTTTTATGGTGATTGCGTTACTTATTCCTATTTTATATTACTTCAAATTAATAAATTAAAAATAAAAGTTATGAAACAAAAAAAATTAACATTCCAACAAGTAGTAGCTCGCTTAGAAAAAGCTAACATTCCATGCACAGTTAAACGTTATGGATATGACGACGAAATAACTTACTCGATAGAATTCGGCTTTAATTGGCCAGAAGAATTAGTCGAACAAGTTGATAAAGCATTTGAATGGTACGGCGAAAAAGTGCCAGATTACATAGGACTGTGTGGCAGTTCAATCAGCGATAATATGACAGCGAATAAGAAAATAGCTGGTGGTCCTAAACTATATTCAGGCTGTTATAATAAGTGGTAATTCACATCAAAAAATTGTAATAGAAAAAAAATTAATAATAAAAATATACAACTATGTTTAACGATTTTGACTATCCAGAATTTAACGATCAATTTGACAACGACGATTTGTTGCCATTCGAAGAAAACACAAAAGCTTTCAAAGCTGCCAAAAAAGATTTAGCGAAAGTTATGCCGAAACCTGAAGAACAAGAAGAGGTTGAAGACAACGACGATTATGTAGGTGATTGGATCACCATCACAGAAGACGACGGTGAAGATGACTAAATAGATAAATTATACTAATCAAAAATAATTAATTAATTTTAACCCCAATTAAAAGTATGAAGCACAAAACAAATCGTGAAGTATTGACAAAAGCAATCAAAGAATTAAGTGATATTGACTTAGTATTTTTACGTGAGCGTATGCTTACATCGTGTGATGAAATTCTAAGCAATAAAGAAGAGTTTATTAAAGGCACACAATTCGGTATAATATCACCGCATTTAATAATCGAGTGTATAGAGAATATACAAGAAAAAATAAAGTTCTAACACTTCGACTTAAAATTTCTTTATCTTAAAAAAATTATTTACATTTAATAAATTAAAGTTATGAAAGCATTATTGATCGACTCAAAAAACAAAGTCGTAAAACAGATCGAAATCGGTGAACACTTCACTGAAATTTCAAAGGCAATAGATTGCGAAGTATTCGCAGCACCTCACATTATGCACAACAATGATACTTTGTATTGCGATGATGAAGGTCTACTCAAGAATCCAGAAAATTTCTTCTTACTCGATAGCTATCCTCAACCAATCGCAGGAAATGGTTTAATTTTGGGATGCGATGATGAAGGCGATAGCGTAGACGTTAGCATGAGTCTTGATGAATTATCAAACAAAGTCACATTCATGGATATGCAAGCAGCATACACATGGTCATTAAAACAATCTTATCAATTCAACTAAAAAATAAAACGTATGAATATAGAAACAATCACACGAGAAGAATTAGAATTTTGTTATTATAAGCAAGGTAATGCAGGAGGATTTAAAACAAGACTAATTGAAGCCATTTTTGCAGCTGATGACAACAATCGTAATAGAATAGCTCAAGGTTTTCCAGAATTGGTAGAAGTAATTAATAGATACGGAAAAGAACGAGGCTATTGGGAAGATCTACAAGAGAGATTCAAAAATTGCTAAACAAATCATTCAAAAATTGTAAACTAAAAAAATTAAAGTTATGAGTACATGTAAAGTATGTCAAGAAGAAATACACCCGCTTCGAGTAAAAATGGGATATAAGACAACATGTGTTAAGCACTCAACCGCTGAGCGATACACTGGATTTGTAGTTGCTGATAGCAAAACTGCTGACGCAATACAAATCATTAAAGATCCAGAAGTTGGTCGTAAATTAGTAGAATTAAGTAACGTTTACGGACACTAATAGATATTTATTACATATGTCTATAGAACTTAAAACATACGGAGATTTAAAGAAGTTGATTAAAGCCATATCGCTTAAACAAAAAGGAGAGAAAATCATTTCTCAAGGAAAAGAATTTGCTTTAGATCAAATATTAGGTCTTATACCTGGAGCATCTAATGCCAAAACTGCGTTTAATTTTTTTTCAGCAGCATTCAAAAAGCCTGATACAAAAAAGACAGGAACATGGTTAGATAGATTGGATATAGATGATGATATGTCAGATATTGTAGATGATACTGTTGAAAATGGTTTTATGAAAGCGCTATCAGCAACACTAGAAAAGGAACCAGATACCAAAGAATTAGAATCTGATTTTAATATGAATGCAAAAATGGTTGACTATCTCAAAAATAAACACAATGGAAGATCTATATCAGGAATTAAAGAAAATAAAACTATGAAATACAACTTTGAAAATTTGAGTCCAGACGAAAAGACGCAATTAGAAGAATACATATCAAGTGTTAAAGAGATACAAAAAGAAATAAAGAAACTAGTAAAAAAAGCTAAAGTATCTCAAATGAAAGAAATTGGAGGAAACATGTCCAAAGGTTTAAATTTAAAAGACGAATAAAAATAATTTTAAAACACCTACAAAATAAAGCTCCTCTTTTTAGAGGAGTTTTTTTATATTTACATACAAGCAAATCATAAATATGGCAGACATAAAAACAATAAAAATCACAGACACTATCCCTTCTCGAGTGAGAAGTTATATAAGACGTAAATATATAGACATCACATATCCTATCAAACAGTTTATATCGATCATTCACAATTTATGTCGTTGGTTTCCCGTTATTGTCAAAGACAGAGATTGGGACGATTATTATATTTGGGAAATACTAAAGTTTAAATTGACTAATCAAGCAAAATATATCTCATCTAAAGATAGACACTTAAATGCACAGCGAGATGCTCAAAAGATGAGACTGTGCGCCAAATTAATAGAAAAAATACAATCAGAATATTATCTTTCAGAGTATATGGATTACGAAGAAATAGAATTTGCATTTATGCCATCAGAAATCAACGATAGATGTAAGATATTAGATATAAAAACAATAAAAGACAATCTCGATGATTACTATGCTAAGTATCCTCTTCAATATAAAAAGCTGGACAAATCACAATCAAAAAGAAGTATCGCTATAAAACTAGCAATCGCAAATCATACTAGAGCAAAAAAAATATTATTCACATTATTAGAAACAAATATTGAATCATGGTGGGATTAATAATAACATTATCTATATCGGCAATAATATCTATATTGTGGGTAATAGGAATAGATAATCACATGAAATATAAAAACAAACATCCTGACCATAAAGATGATGGATGGTTGGATTGGGATAAAAAACAAGATCAATGAATCAAACAGAGAAATATATTACATTAGACGATAACACTCGAGTGAAAGTAATAACAATCAAAAGAAAAGGGCCAAAAAGCAAATACCAAAGATCAAAATTAAAGTTAAACAAAGACGGATCTATAACGATATATGAATAGATGGTGGCAGCTGCATATAAGCTCAAATCTGCTGAAAAATAGACTAACCAATATATACATATATCCACAAAATAGACATCATTCTGGTAAGCTCAAAACAGCTCTAAAACTGCTCGGTAACTGGTTGAAAACCAATCAGTTGCAATGCATTGATAATCAAGTTGTTACATATTAAAAATAAAATTTATGATAGACAAAAAAAAGTACGTTATTAAGCCGCCTAAATTTGAATCAACAAGACAAAGCAAAACGATTTATCAAAGTGAAATAGAAACCGCACTTTGGAAATTAGGCGCAAACTACCATAATTTAACTAAACAAGATGAGGATTTAATTTTAAAACTAGCAAACAGATTTTAATTATGAAAAAAGCAATTTACTTCTCTACACAAACATGTGCTCCATGTAAAGCTCTAAAACCTATAGTGCAACAAGTATCAAATAATTTAAAAGTGCCAGTACAATATATAGATGCACAGATCCATACTCAAGAAGCCGCAAAATATTCAATTAATCAAGTTCCTACTATATTGATATTGGATGGTGACACTGTTATTCGTCGACATATCGGACTTGCATCTCAATCTCAAATTCAAATCCTATTTTCATGATATACGAAACTTATTTACACTATTTTTTAGATTTAAAGAATTGCATAGGAAAATTTAAAGATAGACAATATGAAGCGATATTTCATGATCTATTATTGCAAGCCACAGAAAATGCATGGAACGCCCGCGAATTGGGACTTAGCGAAACATTCAAACTATCTGAACGAGATATAGAAGATTTGTTTTCTGCAGCAACAGATGAGTTAGTATCTAAAAATCTGGCATCTCTATCTGAAAAAGGAATGATCGATATTTCAGTGAATGAATCAGGAAATATGGTATATTCTATTTCTGATTTAGGTAAAATATTTGTACAGAAATAATTAGAATTAGAATCTGCGTATTTATTTACAGTATGAATAATAAAAAGATAAACACAGAATCTGACATAAATACATTTGAAGTAAGAGGCTATTTCAAACCAGAAAGCAGCTTTAAAACTATATCAGAATGGGAACAAATAGCAAATCAATTTCTTGATCAACAAAATCAAGGATTCGATACACGAGGCGGAAAAGTATCTGATAGTCCAAAGTTGGTGGGTTTAATAAATCGTTATTTTAATTATCAATATTACGTAGAACCTATCCAGTTTCCAAAGCTGAGTCAAAAAGTGGTACTTGACTTTATAGAAGACTTTGTTAATTATAGAGTGTGGGAAATGAGACACGATTTTGAAGACCACTTGCCAGATATAGAGTCTTGTAGATTTGCATACTTTTATTCAAGAGGAAATATAGAACCATACGTATTACTCGATAGCGAGTTTACTAAAAATGCATATGGATCTAATGACATAGACACAGTTACATATCACTGGACTACAGAAGCTGGACTAATTAACTTGATAGAGTCAATTAAAAAAGGTAATACGTTTCCTATTTCTACATTTACAGTGCAATCTAAACAATTTTTCAGGCCTGAAAGTCGATACTTGGTTAAATTAGTAGGTAAACTAATCGCAGCATTTCAATCTGATACGAAATCTTTTTCTACGGATACGGGCAATAAGGCTGCTAATATGTATAGATTCACTTTGCCTAATCACGAAGAAAATCTGTGTCCAGATTGGAAAACTTGTACAAGAGATCAAACTCATTTGTGGAATGAAATAATTGTTACGCCAACTGGAATATTAAAGTACAAGAAAGTAGAAAGTCTATAATAAGACAATCGCAACAGCCGCATATTTATACATAAACAATTAGATGCCACTAGTTTTAAGACTCAATAAGCTTAGCTCTCTTACTTTCACCGAACTCGATGGAAACTTTACATATCTTAATGGATTGATTGGAAACAATACATCGAATATTGCTACGAATACAGCAAATATTAGTACGAACACTACTGATATTACTAATCTAGCAAGCAGCAGAGTTACTACTTCAAGTTATAATGCATTTACAGGATCTGTACTAACTACTTCTAGCTTCAATACATTTACAGCTTCTGTTGTTACAACAAGTTCTTTCAACACATTTACGGCTTCTGTTGTTACAACAAGCAGCTTTAATACATTTACATCAAGTGTTGTTACAACAAGTAGTTTCAATACATTTACAGCTTCTGTAGTAACTACATCTAGCTTCAATACGTTTACTTCAAGTGTAGTAACTACATCTAGCTTTAATACATTTACATCATCTGTTGTTACAACAAGCAGTTTTAATACGTTTACTGCTTCAGTTGTTACAACTTCTAGCTTCAATACGTTTACTTCAAGTGTTGTTACAACAAGTTCATTTAATGCATTTACTTCAAGTGTTGTTACAACAAGTTCATTTAATGCATTTACTTCAAGTGTTGTTACAACAAGTTCATTTAATGCATTTACGAGTTCTGTCGTCACAACGTCTAGTTTTAATGCATTTACGAGTTCTATAGTCACAACAAGTTCTTTCAACACATTTACGTCAAGTGTTGTTACAACTTCTAGCTTTAATGCATTCACATCATCTGTTGTAACTACATCTAGCTTTAATGCATTTACAGCGAGCGTTATAACGACTGGAAGTTCTACTGCTAATCAAAGTATATCAGGAAGTTTAATAGTCTCTAGTAGTTTTGTAGTAACAGGATCTTTGAAATTATCAGGATCTGCATATCTATCCAGTCTTGTTACAGCATCTGTGCCTATAACAACACCAAATGTGCTAGTTGTTAGCAGTTCAGGACAAGTATTTGTGACAGCATCGTCAGCGATTGGCGGAGGAGGAAGTATAGTAAATAATTTCTACAATACAGCATCCTTTATAGCAACAGGTAGCATAACCGCAAGTGTGAATGTAACTGGATCTAGTATATTTCAAATTACTAGTGGAAGTAGCACGTTTATAGTTATTAACAATAGTGGAAGTGTGGGTATAGGAACAAACACTCCCTCATCTAAATTAGAAGTATCGGCCTCTACAAGTAATACCTTTGTAATATCAGGAGTAGCATCATCCGCTACTAATCTTATATCAGTAACAGGATCAGGAGGGCAAATATTAAAATTAGATACTAATGCCACTGCTACAACCATGTCATTAAAAATGAATGGTATTGGAAATACATCAACATGGGATTTTATTACGGCAGGCGGAACAAATGTCAATGGAGGTTCTAATAATAATTATATAGTATCAAATCAATATGCTGATTTAAACGTGAAGCAATATAGTGCTTTAGTAGTACAGCAGACAGGAACACCTGCAGATAATCCAATAGTATTTCAAGTAAAAGATTCATCTTCAAAAAAATATCTTCAAATTGATACAGGCAGCACCACAATATCAGGTTCATTCAATGCTAATAATGTATTATTTGTAAGTGCAAGTGCTGTAACTATATCTGGTTCTCTATCAGTAGTAAGTGGTAGTACAGAATTTCAAGTATTAGGCAGTGGCATAAAAATGGGTAATACAGGATCAGATGCTCATACGATGACTGGTTCATTTGCAATACAGGTAACTCCTACAAGTCCTAGTAATATACCTGGAGGAATAAAAGTTACTTCAGGAATCAATAATGTATCTCACTCTACTAATTTTACAATAGGTAATTATACTATAGTCTCACAAAGAACTAATGAATTATACTTTGGAGCAAATAGTCCTGGAGAAGCGGGAGCATATTTTCTAGGTACACAAATGTATACAGGTCAAGCTAGTCCTAGATTTATACTTGGAGGAGCAACAGGTCCAAATAATGTTTCTTATATGAGTGTAGGAGCCAATACAGGAAGTGAATATCAATCTGCAGGCTCTTATCCTTCAACGGAAAATAATTTCTTCCTTATTAATACCAATTTTTCTTCTCCTAATCCAGGAACTATTCAACGTAGATCATTATATATTGGAGCACAGGATATAAGATTCTTTGTATCAGCAAGTACTAATAACGATACATTTAGTTCTGCTGCTCCTGTTATGACTATAGGTAGTGCAAATACAGTAACAATAACAGGTTCAACAAGCGTATTAACAGTACGAGGCTCAGGCTCAACAGCACCGCTATTTACAGTACAAGGATCACAAGTCGAATTATTCAGTGTAACAGACAGTTTATCTGGATCTCTATTCTCGGTTAATGATATATCTGGCCTACCAATCATAGATGTAAATTCAGATCAAACAACAAAAATAGGCAGCTATCTAGCACCAGGAATGTATGCATCTACTAAGGTAACTGCTAATACAGGTGTAACAGTAATATACAGTATTCCTACAGCATCATATGACTCAGCATATTTCGATTACAATATTAGATTAGGATCCTTAGCTAGAGCAGGCAGTATAATAGCAATATGGAGTGGTAGCAACGTTAATTATAGTGAAGTATCAGCATCTTCATTCGGAACAACAAATACATTTGTGTTTGGAGTTAGTATATCAGGCAGCAATATGATATTATCAGGTTCAGCTCCATCAAATGGATGGACAGTTAAAACAATAGTAAAAGCAATATAACGTGGCATTTAGTTTTGGAAATAAAATAATAACAGATGGATTAGTATCTTATTTAGATGTGGCTAATTCACGTAGTTATCCAGGTAGTGGAACTGTATTGAATGATTTAACTAATAATAAAAATAGTGGATCTTTAATTTTAGGTCCCGTATATAACAGTACATATGGCGGTAATATTACGTGTGATGGTATTGATGATTATATTCGAACAAAAAATATAACTCTCACATCATTTTCATTATCTATTATATATATGCCATTAGTGTTTGATACTAATACAGGAACTGCTAGATATAATTGCGTTCTTGAAACAGATGGTGGTGGTGGTGGTAATATGCTCATCAGATATGATAACACATTAGGAAATGCAATATTAATAGGAAACCATGACGGAGGTAGATATGGATATGTATATTTAAATTCAAATCCTGTACAAACAGTAAATAAAGTATATGAAATCACTGTAACATATGATGATACAACTAACTTATTATCTGGATATTTAGGCGGCGTGTTTATAAATAGCACTACACTAACAACAAATTTAAAGTATGCAGGAATAATACAATTAGGATATACATTTAATTGTAGAATATTTAATTATAAAGTATATAACAGAGTATTATCATCAACAGAAGTAACACAAAACTATAATGCACTAAAGGCTAGATTCGGTTTATAATATGGCAAGAAGCACAATTCAGAATGGAAGCATAGTAACAGATGGATTATTAGTACACTTAGATGCTGCTAATCCAAAAAGTTATATTGGAAATGGAACTAGTTGGAATAATTTAGCAAATGTTGATAGATCAACGTTATTTAATACACCTGTCTATAATTCCGAAGGAGTTGCATCTTCCTTTACATTTGATGGAATAAATCAATGTGCAACTTTTACAAACTCAAATCAATTTCTACTTCCTACTCTTACCGTTTGTTGCTGGAGTTATCCACTATTCTTCAATGCCCAAGGATCAGTTGTATTTAGCGCAGGAGATAGCAATCGTTTATTACTAGGTCTAAATTATGGTACAGCAGGCGTATCTGCAGGTGGAATATATTTCTATGTTCGTGGGAATACTGCTCCTCCTATTGAAGTATTTACCGCAATGCCGTCAGTTACACTAAATAAGTGGCATCATCACACATTTGTAGTTGATTTACCCGGATCAAATATCAAAGGTTACGTTAATGGACAACAAGTTTATTCAAATACAAACAGTTTAGGCTCAGATTTTTTAAACGGTTTCGGGTCATATCCACCAGTTTTAGCTTCTAGATATGGTGGAGGAGGCGATGCAACTAATACGAGAATTGCAACATTCTCATTCTATAATAAAGTACTAACACAAGCAGAAGTAATACAAAATTATAACACAATAAAAGGCCGATTCGGTTTATAATATGGCAGGAAGAATAGGACCATTACCACCATTTGCAACATCTCTTGATTATTTTGGAAGACGATGGGAAACAAAATATGCAACTATAACCACTTATAGAAATGGAGATACAATACCGCAAGTAACCGATAATACAGCATGGGCAAATCTTACAACAGGAGCTTGGTGCTGGTACGACAATAATAGTGCAAACGAAGCAACATATGGTAAATTATATAATGGATATGCTATAACTGATCCTAGAGGCATAGCACCATATGGATATAGATGTCCTAAGCTAGTTGATGGACAACCTCCTTTTTTTAATGATTTTATAAAAAGTAATGGATATGGTGGAAATGCTTGGTATTTTGCCCAACCTGGTAATGAATTTCCTAGCCCATATCTTCAAATTACATTTGCTGGATTAAGATCTGGAACTGATGGTAGTTTTTATGGTATAGATTCATTTTCATATTTTGGTTTATCTGATGTTTATGACAGTCCCCCTAATCTCCCTGCCCAATTTTATTTTTATATAGTTGATACAGGTAATGCTGACTACGAAATTGGATCTGATTACAAAACAGCAGGATATACAGTATGGTTTATTCAAGAATAATCAAAATTCTTTTCCTATATTACTAGAAATTTATTTTGAATACAATCAAAAGTATTGATTATATTTAATTATCAATAACCAAAATCAAATAATATATGGCAGATTTCTCAAAACAATGGTGCGAGCTTTATGATCCTGAAATGCCGCACGATTTCGACATAGAAGATATAGTAAAAAAAATAGAACCAGGTTATTATCGTTCAGAAATATGTGAAGGATTTGGATTCACAGCTATAGCAAAAGAAGAATCAGGTGATATCTCTCTATACATTCCTAATCAAGGTTGGCAGAATTACGAGAAGTTTATCAATGAACATACAAGACGAGAACTATAATCGAGAACATTACTAGATAAAAAACTATATATCACCAATAAAATAAAAGTTATGATTAATAAAATAGGTTACGCGTGTATCAATTTATCCTTAGGCAAGTCTGTCACCACAAACAGAGGCATGACACTTAAAACATTCAAAGCCAAAGGACCTGATTATGTATCTGAACTTGCACTCAAGAATGCTCAAGACGTTATTAAAATCCTCCAATGGAATGAACAGCATAACATAAAGATGTTTAGGCTCTCATCTGCGCTGATTCCGTGGGGCAATGTAGTTGATATAGATTCTCTAAAAGACATAGACCAAATAGCCGCAGCACTCAAACAAGCTGGAGATTATGCAGATCAACACGGCCACAGAATTAGTACTCATCCCGGTCCATACACAGTTATAGCATCAACAAATAATAACGTAGTAGTAAACGCTATTAAAGATTTAGAGATGCATGCTAAAGTATTCGATCTTATGGGTCTAAGTAAGACTCCATACAATAAAATAAACATACACGTCAATACTACAACAAATGGCAAGAAAGAATCTATGAAGAGATTCTGCGATGCATTCTGGCATCTATCAGATTCAGTAAGATCTAGATTAGTAGTAGAGAATGACGACAAAGCAAGTCAATATGCTGTAGAAGATCTGATGTATGTACACGAATCGATAGGCATTCCAATAACATTCGACTATTTCCATCATTCTCACCAACCAGGATCATTATCAGAAGAGCAAGCATTAAAGTTGGCAGCAACAACATGGCCTGAAGGCATTGTACAAGCTGTACATTACAGCGAAAGCAAGAGATTACACGAAAACAATCCTAAAGAAAATGCAAGAGCACACTCAGATATGATACACAATTTACCAGAAACATATGGTGTTACCATTGATATTATGACAGAGTGTAAGTTAAAAGATTTAGCCATATTACCGCACTTACCACTCAAATCTAATTATCTTACAAGTAGAAAACATTCATTAATATTATCATAACTTGCAAAAACTGCAAGTTTTGTCACTTTATAAGAAATTAAAATCCAAGTCTCTATAATTTACATACGTAAAACATAATCTTTATTAGTAATCCAAGAATTAGTATATTTAATTAACTAAAAAAAACAATTATGCCACTAAAACAAAAAACAAAACCAGTAAATCAAGAAGAAGTAGTACCACAAAACAATTTTAATTTAACACAGACACAATTTGAAGAATTAAAAAACGTTATAGACATATTAGGAGATGCTAGACGTATGTGTAACGAGTTTAACGAGAATGACACTTTTCAAAATTCATTTGTAATGTTCCAGCTTGGTAAAATTTACAGTGCAATTGACAGATCAGAAGATATGCTACTTAGCATAACAGATGTTGTAGATTCATGCGAAGATTGTGATGACTTATAAATAAAACTTACTCATATGAAAAAATATCTTGGAGCTATACTCAGTTTATCTAGTGTTGCTATGCTATTCATAGCACTACGTTACCAAATGAATGAGCTAAAAACAGTTAGACAACAAGCAGAATCTCAGCGTCTAAAAGTAGTAGCGTATGATTCATTAAAAAGAACATGCGATTCTATTGAATCTGAATTATTTATAGAGAAAATAAATATAGGCAGATATGAATCTGCACTATATAGTTTAGAATCAGAAGACTCAATAACAGCTGCTATATTTAAAATATACTTAAACCAATCAGAATAATGTATGTATTTTACGGAATTTTATGGGGAGTTATTGCACAAGTAATTACTTACTTTCAATTACAAGGTCAATTGAAGTATGATATACTAAAAGAAAACATGTGGTTTACCGTTCTACTTGGTATTCCTATCTCATATATGTTTATGCAATCAGTTAAGAACTTTGTATTAGCATTCGATGGTCAGATTTGGCCAAGTAGATTATTAGGTTTTGGCATTGGAGTTATTATATTCACTATAATGTCAGGACTTCTATTCAAAGAACCATTTACATTAAAAACTGGAATATGCTTGCTTTTGGGATTGGCTATAATATTGGTACAACTATTTTGGAAATAAAAAAATAATTTGATGCAAACAGGAATATTACATTTAACACAAGATCGAGGTTGGATTATTAAATACGAAAAAACCATCCACACATTAGTCGGCAAACATGATTATAAGATCAACAGAAAAGAATCAGAAATCATGATACATCCTAAACACAATTTATGGTTGATCGCTCATGCCAAACAAGGAGCTAATATATGTTTTGAAGTAGAGACTATCGCCACTGGTCAAGATGAATGGACTGTGTCAGATACAGACGTAGCTGTGTTAAAGCAATCCAATACAGCAGTAATAACAAATCCTCAAGACTGATATGACAGTAAGAGAATTAGTAGAACATCTACAATCAGTAGATCCTGAGCTAAGAGTATTCACAAAAGGATATGAAGGTGGATACGAAGATGCTACAGCTCCAACTATTATTCACAACTTTGCACTAAACTACCACGAACAGTGGTATTATGGTCCACATGAAATAGTTGAAGAGAATAGCGATGTAAAAGGTATAGTATTATAAAAAAATAATTTATCAATGCTAGAGTTTAAGAATCCAATACCCGTAATAGTAGAAACTAATAAAGAAGGCTACGCCATTTATGTTACATGTGGCGGCGCTTTTGAAAACGATATATGGTGTGTAGTGCTGTGTGATAGTGGTACAATTAGACACTACAGATCCGATCAGATTAAGATGCATCACAATGCAACGTTAGACATTAAAAAAGTAACGTAATGAATAGCTCAATCAAACCGGGTGATAAAATAAAAATAATCAAAGACAGGATCGGAAATAAGATGTTAGCAAATGTAGAATTAGGAGAAGAGCTAGTTATCACCAGCATATCTGAATGTGGCAAGATAATGTATCATCACAATAGTCTGGCTTTGCCTGTAAACAGCGACTGCTATAAAAAAATATAAAATAAAAAATACGAAAATTATCAATCACACCCATCAATTAAAGCTCCGCTTTCGAATTAAAAAGTTTAAATTAATAATATGAAATTTATAACACTAACAGATACCGAAGGACATAAAGTCTTAATCAACCCAATAATGATAACAACTCTACAGGAAGTACAACCATGTCCAGCTGAGTTATTAATACACGCAAAAGTATACACAATAGCAGGAGATAGACGACATGTAAGAGAGACTATAGAAGAGATCCTAAAATTAATACAAGAATCAGAAAACATTCACACTGTCACTTGGAAGACAGGAACAACACCGCATATATGAAAGGAATATTAAAACACACACCAGCAGGTTGGTTTGTTATGTATAGCGTAATGAGAGATGAAATAACATCTGGTTATGACTCTCTTCCTTTATACCAAGAAATATTTGATCAAACTGCAGATCAGCCAATAATACCATTAGTAGATGGCAAACAAGTAGAGTTCGAGATACTGATAGAAACACCAACATTTATTACAGTAGCCAAACTAATCAAAGAATATCCAGAATTAGAAGGTACAATGAACCTATGTGAAGATATCATCGAGAAGAGGACAGGGAAGATGACAGAAGAAGAGTGGCAAGCAGCAGAGAATAAACTAAAACCAAAATACACAGCAGATAAAGGTATATCATTCTATATTGAAAAATTAGATTCACAAAGAATGTATAGTGAGGAAGAAGTTAAAAGTATATTAATGAAAACAGATAGATTTCTAAAGGCAGATTTAGATATATGGTTTGAACAATTTAAAAAGAAATAATGGTATACATACTAATAATAATAACAGGATGGGAGATATTAAAATGGGGAGTAGGCAAGATAGCTGACAATTTTTTAAACAACGACTAAAAATAAAGACTATGATAATAGATTACATTAGATCACATTATGAAGTAAGAGCAAAAGATATAGATCCAGATACAGGAGAGATATCTAAAGACTGGCCAATAGCAATAACAAGAAGCAATGCATCAGCAGATATGATTATATATGCTTTGAATAAATGCTCAGATGAACCTAATAGAGAATTCTATATAGTCTATAGAGACACGATAATAACCTGTTAAAATAAAACGTATAATATGACAGAGAAAAAAGTAATACTCGCAAAGACAGAATACGATGCAATGGAAGCAGAATTGCAAGACTTGAGAGCTATAGTCAGAAGCAGAACTGTAGTTCAGATATTAGAAGAGTCCTTAAAATGGCATGTAGTTTATAATACAGCAAGCGGCACCAGAATCAAATACATATTAGGAACTGATAGCGATGAAGAAAAAATGAAAGTACTAGCAGAGGGAATTGAATATGCGTATAAGAAATTAGCGAAGGCAGAATCGGATTTGTGTGATAGTCATTTAGAAATAAAACAATTAAAAGCTCAAACATGGTACCAAAAATTATTCAACCGATAAAACGCATAATATGGCACAGTTAGAACAACTACAACAAGAATTAATAGACGTGCTTACTACTCAAGTAGTAGACCTTAGCATGATGTCCAAGATCGAACTCGGAGACGATGTGATCAAGGAAATAAAAAGACTCAATGAAGAAATAGACAAAGCAAAGCAGAGTAATGAACAACATCCTCTAGTAAACACACTACAGAACTTAAAGGATTTTAGAGATGCATTAATTAACTTCAGTGCTTCTGAAAATGTAGATGGGTGGTCTTTATCAAATTTGCCAACCCATTTTTGGGAAACCATTGGTGAATGTATAAATGATATTGAGGAACATATGGAACATATAAAAATAGAAAGTTATGGATAACTACCAAAGTACAAATGTAATAATGCAACTACGATAATCGACCCATAAAACCAAAGAAAAAGTAAATATGAAAAAAGTATCACTCATAGTAGTAAGTCTACTCTTAACGGTATTCAGTTATGCACAAGACTATAATAGGGTAGTTAATATTACCAAAAGTGAATGGACAGGTGACACGTGGAAAGTGGTATCATCTAATAGACCAACGGACATGTTTGTAATTATCAATGAGTGGGACATTACAATTGGCACATACAAGTTTAGGACATATGATACGCCAGATAAATCAACATACCAAGACCATGTATGTTATACTTGGAAGTGCGTTGATAAGGATGGCGATAAGTGTTTTTTCTTGATGAAGAAGTTTAGACCGGAAGTTAGTACGCATATGCTATACGCAATACTATACCCAGAGAATCTAGTTATGTACGAATACGAAACACTACAATAATATGGAATTAAAAATAGTAAAAAGACCACTTCAAGACGCATATAGCATAGAAGATATACAATACCCAGGTGAAAAATGGTGTGTTAAAACAGCAATATATAGAGAAGGAGATGGTGGTATGAATTTGTGGTTTAAAGAAATAGAAAGAGTTAATCCTGATATTGTTTATCTTTATGAGATTAGGTCTTGGCTAGGCAAAATAGCAAATGGAAATAATCAGGAGGATTGGATTGAAGATACTCTTTATAGTGTTAGGTACGAATTTAAAAAACAATAGAAAGTTATGAATAACGAACAACAACAGATTATTGATGAGGTGTATGAGAACTATGAATCACGACAAATCAATATGTATGTTCCAATATGGTCACAAGAAGAGTTCATCAACAAATGTAAAACCGATAATGAGTTTGCTAAGAAGTGGGGTGAACTCGGAAAAATTTATGGGCATGGTTGGCGTAACTGGAATGGTAAATCTGATGACGAGTTATATGAAGATTATTTGAAAAAAGTTAAATAGTTTTGGTCTTTTTCCATTTATTACCATATTTATATATAGTAAACAATGGAAATAATATGGACTATAAAAAAATACACGACAATATAATTGATAGAGCAAAAAATAGGGTATTAGAAGGGTATGTTGAAACACACCACATTATACCAAAATGTATGAACGGAACCAATGAACCAAATAATTTAGTGAAATTAACTGCAAGAGAACATTTTTTAATTCATTAGTTATTGCATGAAATATATCCTAGTAACACCGATTTGAGATATGCATTCTGGTCAATGTGTCGTAGTTCAGGTAATCAAACGAGATATAAACCATCATCAAGGGTTTATGAATATGCCAAACAACAAATGATAGAAGTGTGGTTAAAATTCAAACCATCGGAAAATCAAATAAGTTCTATTAAAGAAAGTTTAACAGGTACTAAATGGTATCATAAACCCGATGGAAGAAATTTAAGAGTTTTTCCAAATGACCCGAAGATTGTTCAGGAAGGTTGGTTATTGGGTAGGTTTAATGGAAAATTAATATCAGATAAGGCAAATAAAGATAGAGAAAAAAAATATGCGGGTAAAAAGATGCCATCAACATCAAACAAAAGATGTTCAATAGATGGTGTTGAATTTGAATCGGCCAAAGCTGCTGCGGATTTTCTTAATATGAATGAGTTTTCTATTAGGTGGATATTACAGGGTAGAGGTCGTTCACAAAAGCATAAAGAAAAATATAAAAATTGGTATTATATAAATTAATTTTGAGTGTTAGAATTATAAAATGTATTAAATTAATACAAACCTAAAAAATAAGGTTGTTAAGTTAAAATATTTTATGTATTTTTGTATTCTAAACAAATAAAACTTAAATAAAATGAAACAATTAGAACTTGAAATCGGCGTAGAACAACCCATATTTCAGATGGTAATAAATAATCCCAATAAAGTATTAATACTACCAAAAGAGTTTTATGATAAATTTATAAAATATATGATACAAGAAGAAATGTATGAGCATATTCCAAAGTTAGAAGGGCTCAAAGATAAAACCATTGATAAAACATTTGAACAATTAATGGAAGAAAGTTACAACAGTCCTCAAAACGGAAACATATTTTTATAAATCAGAAACTATCTAAAACTTAAATAAAATGGAAAACAAACTAATTGCAAAAGGTATAACAACAGACCTTAACTCGTACACATTTAATATTATTAAAGATGAACCTATTATAGTAATAACTGAAGATGGGTTTAAATACAAAGGAGAACTTATTGAAGATGGTGGTGAAATCTATAAACTATTAAAAGAATTTCTTCAAAAATCACAAATTACTAAATCAAATGAAAGTAAACAAAGTGATGAATGTTTATCTTTTATTTCTCTTACTAAAACAACATCACCAACCATCTGTTCAATATGTGGTAAAGAAAAATCTTCCCATAAATTTTAAAATTTAAAACTTAAAAACAGAAAATTATGAACCGAGAAAGTAAAAATGGAAAATTAATTGAAGAAATTATTACACAATATGTTGACGAAAACATATTTGAACCCACCGATGAATTTAGGGAATCATTACAGGAAAATCTTAATTCAATACTAAAATTTCAAACAATAGTTACCAACATAGAAAATAAAAACGATTTTATTGTTGGGACTGTTATGTTTAAAAATGAGGATGAGATTAATAGCGTTATGGATTTTACAATAATTAAAAACTAAAAACGATTAATTATAGTCAGGTGGCGGAATTGGTAGACGCTTTTGGATTCTCTGTCCGATACCTTTGTTAAGGCAAAAAGCTTGCAGGTTCAAATCCTGCCCTGACTGCAAAATTAAAAATTATGAGTAAAACACTAACAAAAGAAGAGTTTTTAGAAAAGTTAAAAACAGATAGCGAGTTTAATTCTAAATACGGAAGAAAGCATATTACAGAAGGAAAAATGGTACTTCCACCCTGTCATTATGGATTTCAAGTTTATACGAGAGAGTTGACTTGGTACGAAAGACATGAATTAGCAGAGACTAAGTATCGAATAGATGATGTAGACGATGTATTAGATAAGGAGGATATCCCAACCCGACTAATCACAATAACATACAACGATAAAAAAATAGAAAGTTATAAATAAAAAATAAAATTATGGAAAACTACAAAGCGGTTTCTATCAATCCAGAAACATTTGAAAAAACAGAAATTGAAACTAAAATTCCCGTTTCTTTAGTAAAACAAATACATTTAGATTTAACCAATTTAAAAGATTATCTCGTAACACCTACATTAATTAATCCTGTTGATATGGATTCTGTTGTATTTGGTCTTATGGATATGAATGACGCAACAATGAAGTATATGGTAACAATTTCACCAAAGCAATCACAATAACAAAAATAGAAAGTTATGAATAAAGAAAAAATAATTTTAATTCATTATATCAATGTAGGTAATATTGATGGTAATGATGTATCAAAAATGATGGAAGAAGTTATTAACAAATTATCTTTAAAGGAAGAAGATAATATAATTTCATATTGGATACCAGTTAGAGAAGGAGAAACAAGAGTAGAATGTATAAATCCTAAACTTGTATCAGAAGAAGATTTCACAGAAGCGAAACGAGTATTAGATAGAAATCAAGAAATTGTAAATAATATTATTAATTGGAAAACAAAATAATAGAAAGTTATGAATGAATTTTATCAACAAATGAAGAGCGAGTGTGAATTACCAGTCGCACAATTAACATACACATACCGAGATTTTGAAGGCGTGTTACATCCATACGCTTTTATTTTTATTAATTTTAGAGATAGCGATGAAATTAACATTGAAAAAATGGAAAAGGTGAAAAGTAAGTACGGAGAATTTTTTATGTTCTTTAATAATAGCAAAGAAGGCAGAGAATTTTGGAAAAATAACCCAATAACGATAACACACAAAGGATAATATAATTAGCAATAGTATCAGAAAGCATAATAAAAGTATAATATAATAAGCATAATAATCCAGATAGAATAAATGATACCAAAAGACAAAGCTTATCAATTAGTAACCAGATTTTATCTGGCATTACCAAATAATGGATCCCAAACAGGAATAAATAATGTACATCAAAGATGGGAAGAAGGCAAGAAGTGTGCGGCAATGGCAGTAGATGAAATGACAGAGACCCTGTACAACAATGATCTGATGCAGATGTGGGAATATTGGAGAGAAGTTAAACGAGAAATAGAAAACATAGACTAATGACACCGAAAGAAAAAGCAAAAGAAATATATAACAGATACTGCAACATGAAATCACATTGCGATAATGCAATAGAATGTGCATTGATTGCAGTAGATGAAATAATAGAATTTATGAAAATGGATGATGAGTATACTGAAACTGCGAGTAATGCTAATTCAAAATGGGTAGAATATTGGCAACAAGTTAAACAAGAAATAGATAAGATGGCGTAATGCTGTACACAGCCATAGAAAAACGATCAAGCCCCAACCGGATTTAGACTGTCATCAAACGTATGATGGCACGACAACAGGAGACACGGCAGCTGTTGACTGTCTGTAGCGGTACCTGCCCCGCGCCTCGCACCACCCACCCCCGTACATGGGTGCCCCAATAATTCTGTATATCCATATGGAGATCACTCGTAATACATAACCGATTGGAAACACCGCTCCCAAATCCAAGCCTGTCCCTAACTCGTTGGTTGCCAATAAAAACTTTTAAAAAAAAGTAAAATAAATTTTTTACTGTCAATATGTTGTCGTATATTTACTATGTAGCTGATCGATACGGCTGCCAATCACAGTAAAACTAAAAAAAACATAATATGACACAAAGCACTACCACCAACGGTTACACACTAACAAGCATGGATTCTACATCGGTATACAACTACATGAAACGTATAGCCCGCAAGACTTCTAATGAGACAATCGATTGCTTAGCAGAAGCTTTAATCCAATCTTACGGAGACGATACAGACATTGATACAGTTGAATTGAAAATGATTCTTATCAATCCAGGACGTTTTACAGATATGGACTACAGAGAAATGCAATGCTGCGTTACCACAAAGATGCGTACGGTTAGTTTATCAGAAGCACATTGCGACTAAGCCCAAACTCAATACCCTATTACATTACACACAATTTATTTAAAAATATAAAACAAAACAAGTTATGAACAAACAAATTATCTTATCAGCATTACAATCTCAGTTACAAACAGTTAAGAACTCAGTTATTACACACGAAGAGCATGTCTACAATCCAGCCGTAGCAAAGCTTACAGCCAAGATCACAGAATGGTTCGAAGCCAACGTCATTACTGGCATACATTCTATAGAGATTGCATCTGAACGTATCACAATTACTCCTGCAGATACTACTGCTTACGGAAGTACGATCAGCATTGATTATCGTGGCAGTTGGAGAGGCGATAACGGTTATTTTGAAAGCAGCGCTTATCGTCCAGATCTAAAGTCTAATGAGGACAACACTCTTAGCGTACACTACTACCAAGTTATGGCTGCAGTTGCTTGTGCATTCCCTGCTATATGTGATCAGTATAAAGCAAAATGGATGCCAGCTCACACCAAATTGCTTAATGCCAAAAGCGAATTGTACAATGAGATCTATAAGATCGAACGTGAAATACGTAACTGCGAATCAGAGATTGCTGAGTTAGAGAAAGAGAAGTATAACCAAGCTGGCTTTGAGTGTGTGTTAGCGGATTGGACTGACTATAACAGCACGTCAGTTGATAACGACTATGTGTACGTTAAGAAGACTTCACCACACAAGATCAAAGCTCATTACGGTCGTGGCAGATGGGACTACTACTACATCAATTCATTCAAGGTGATCTCATTCCCTAAAGCCAAGCACAGCAAGGTTGTATTAGAGTATAAGCAATCAGCTGATGAAAAGGTTATGACGGCTGAATTGAGTAAACAACGTTACGCTGAGTTTATCAATGATGTATACAATTGGCAGACAAGTGGCGCTGCTACAAGAGAAGCTAACGTAGACGAGAGAGTAGCAAGATATAACCGAGTAGACGCCTAATCATTATCTCCTAACAATTAAATCAATTATAATTAACTAATAAAACAATCAAAGTTATGACACAGTCTACGAGTACTACTATCGCAAAAGAAACAAGATATGACGTTGTGAAGAAATTCACTAACGAATACAGGAGAGGAATGGGAATTTCAACAGAGATCGTATTGCACGACTTGACATGGGATAAAGCAAATATCCACAAGGATATTATGAACATGTATCATCTTGACGATACCACTGCTTGCTTCTACATAGAATCGAGTAGGTAGTCTAACTAATGCCTTCTATCTTTAAATAATTAAAAACATATGTTATGTAACTTATATACGACCATATTAAATATGGGGTTAGTCTTCCTACCAAAAAGATAAGCTATACCAGTTCATCAAAATCAATTATATTTATCTTATAAAACAAAAATAAAAGTTATGACGCAAACACAAGTATCGCCTAAGGCAACCAAATTCAAAGCAGGTGCAATCAATTCAATAAGTATGGAAGTGGCCAAGCAACAGGCTCCCGCTATCTTTGCCACCGAACCTGCATCATATATCAATCAGAACAGGTATCACTTCACTCCCACCTTCGAGATCATCGACATGATGAAAGACATGGGCTACCTTCTCACCGGAGCCAAGCAGAGCAACACAAAGATTGCATTACGCCGCAACCACGGTGTACACATCGTAGAGTTTCAACATCCTGATCTCTATGTTAAAGACAGCACTGCCAATGAAGTAGAAGCCAGACCTACCATTGTGATGGTGAATTCATCAGATGGGTCTAGACCGTTTGACTTTCAAATGGGTATGTTCCGTCTTGTATGTTCTAATGGCCTGATCGTTAAGGACAAAGACTTAGGTGGCTTCAAAGAGAGACACACCAAGTATAACTTTACAGATCTCAAGTCCATGATTAGTCAGAAGGTAGATGCATTACCCAAGACTATAGACAAGATCAATAGCTGGAATGGCATAGAGATGTCTAGCCGTCAAAGGTTTGATTTTGCCAAGCAGGCATTAGAACTGAGAATGGGAACTGATAGACAAGCCGAAGAGTACGAGATCAGATCCATATTGGATCCGAAGAGAGCAGCAGACAAACACAACAACCTGTGGTGCACCTACAACGTAGTACAGGAGAATTTGATCCGCGGCGGCTTCCAATTGAACGAAAGACAAGCTAGGCCTATCACCAATCCTTGGCAGGACTTGGAATTGAATAAAGGCCTATGGTCGCTGGCCGAGAAGTTTGAAACAGTTGCGAGTTAATTTTCCAAGCTGGCATTGCATTTCGCAACGCTAGCGCCCTACTAGCACCCCGCCAAAGTCGTAATATTCGGAGCTAGCGCTTTGGTTAGGGGGGCCTGGTGGTTGATCCATCACCAACACCAAGGAATTTTCAACAAATCTTAAAGTATATTTACATAAATACATTACATATGACATCAATAGAATGGTTTGCAGAAATGGTATCAAAAATGGGTTATGTTTCAGCAGATATTGTTGAACAAGCAAAAGAAATGCACAAGCAAGAAACTATTGACTTTGCAAGACATTGTTTAAATAAAGCAAAAGATTTAGATGTACTTACTGCATTTATTAATACTCAACAATACTATCAAGAAACATTTAAAAACAAATAAGTTATGACACAACAAGAAAAAGCCTATTCAGCAACACTTGCAAGAGTGATAGAACACAACGCCATCAACGATCATATCAAGTTGGTACAAGATTGTCAAGACAGACTGCCAGCATTGGCCGCAGAATTAGGCGCAGACAGTTACAAAGTAGATTGGTCGATAGAGAATGATGGCCATGGCACAGAGTACAACTGTTCGGTTGGTATTCAGATGCCACATCATTGGATGGGTAGCTATGTCAGCACATCGCATCCATTCGACAAAGCAGAAAAAAGCATCAGAGAAATGCACGCCAAGTATGCAGAAGAAGCCGCAATCAAAAAGCGCAGAGCAGAAGAAGAGCTCATCAAGCAGGCTCTATACGAAGACTACAAAAAAATGTACC